TTCAATAATTTGTTGATTAATTGGTTCAACATTTGGTAAAACATTTGAATCAATTGGTAATTCAACTGTTATTAAAGTATCAAGTAAATTTAAAATTTCTACTGCTTCATTTAAAATTATATTAGACGAGTTATTATTATTTAATTCCTCAGACATTAAGTTATATTATATTTTATTTTCTATATTAATATTCCTAAAATCAATTTTTTCAAAAAAATTGATTTTATAAATATATATAATTATAATTAGTCAAGTTAATAAAAGTATGGCTTACATCTCCTTAGGTCCGACTTGTTCGGTAGCTTATCAACTTCAAAAATTAGGAAAGAAAAAAGAGTCTCTTCCTTTTGATTGGATTCGGTGTCCAAATATTAAAGATGTGATATATTTAATTGAGAATAATTTTGAAGGATTTCTTAACGAGATTTCTTTTGTTAGAAACGATACAAAGTTTCCAATCATAAAAGATTCAGAAATATTTGACGATGTTTCTGATAAGGAAACAAAAATCTACCGGAATGAAAAGCTAAATATTGGATTTTTTCACGATTTTAAAGAAGGTATAACTATTGATGATGTTAAGGAAAAATATAATAGGCGTATTCAAAGATTTTTTAAAACTGTGAAAGAACCTTGTATCTTTATTAGAGATGACATGTATTTTCATCAGGAAAATGTAGAAGATTATAATAAGCTTTTGCGGATACTTGCGGAATTTAATGATCAGAATAAATTAGTTCTGATTATTAATATGAATAAAAATAAATACGATTTAACTGGTTTAAATCCAGCTATCAAAGTTTTTGTTGATAATGAAAAACAAACTGAATGGCAACATCATAAGATAACTTCTTTTATTGAACAGATTTAATCTAAACAACTTGAACTTTATTTAGTTTTCCACCACTATCTTTCATTAGTAGGGCTCTTAATTTATCTTCAACTGATTGAGGAACGGATGTTTGTTGAGTAGTTGATTGTTGTGTTTGATTTAATATTGCCTTTAATTTATTATCAATTGATGTTGGAGAAATTTCATCTGGAACTTGAGTTGGTTTAGTATCACTCTTAATTCCTTTTTCCAGAGACTTTAGTAAGCTTCCCGCAAAATCCATCGTTCCAGCATGTGATAGATTACAACTTAAATCCACCCAAATTTCTCCGTCCATTTCCAACCATCTCTTACAAAAAGCATAATCTTCTGATAAATATCTTCTTGATACTGGATCAATAATACAATCAAATAACGCATAGAAATAATCTTTATTTCCATGAACGTCATACCCTCCTACATCATTTACATACTTTAGATTGCTAAATTTACGTGCCATCTTTTCTAATACTTCTCTTTTAATCATCATAAATCCAGTAGCAGCATATGCCACTTTCATAAATCCATTTTGAATTGGAATCTTTTGTGATCCAGCATCATTTTCTGTCACAATATTTACAGCATAATCATAAGCTGCTGCGGCGATAAATTCGGTTTCTACAACATTCTCTCTCGCAATGGCTGCCACTTTCTCCCAATTAATGCCTTTTTTTGGATAACTTCCTGCTACAACATCTTTTTCAGATGTAAGCATTCTAAGAACATTTAAAGGATTAAATGAAATGTCAGCATCAACAAATAGTAAATGTGTATATTCTTTCTTTGCTAACATTAATGATACATAAAAATTTCTTGCTCTTGTAATTAAACTTTCATTTCCAATTGTAAGAATATCTATTTTAATTCCTTTGCTATCACATAGACGTTGTAAATTTAAAATACTTTGAGTATATCCACGAAACATTTGTCCGCCATAACAAGGAGTTGCTAATAAAATATGATAATTTTTGTTTTCTTGACTCATATAAAAATATATATTTACACTTTTATATATATTATTATATTAAGAGAAATGGAATCTAAAAAATATGGGTTTGACTTTGATGGTGTTATACATAAATCAGTTGGTATACCAGATATAAAAGGGCAAAGACATAGTAATGTAGCTCATTTATACGAAGAGAAAAATGATGCTATTATTGATAAAGTATTTAATTATCTAAAATTAGGTTATACTATTGAAATTATATCATCAAGGCCGAAACAAGATGAAATTATGCCAGTTTTATTAGAATTTATTCGAACTAAATCTGGATATAAAGATGATATGATAACAAATCAGGTGAAAATAAATACAGGAGCGGCGGGTGATAAAAAAACAAATTTTGTTATAGATAGTGGTGTTATTGAATTTTACGATGATAGTGTAAATGTATTAATTGATATAATGTTAGAATTAAGAAAAAGAGGAAACACAACAATGAAGTTATTTCTTGTTAGACCTGAATTAAATGATTTTATTGAAGTTAATAGTATAGCACAATTAATGAATGAATTAATAAAATTAAATATTAGATTATTATGTAATAAATCTATTAAAAATCAAATTGATAAAGATTATATAAAGTTAAAGGAACAAATTAATATATTAATAAATGGAAATCAAAAAAGGGTCATAAATATATATGGAACTGTATTTGTGAAAGGAATATCTGATTTTGCGGTATTAAAAGAAAACAATATGGAAAATAATTTATTTATTTATAATGAAAGTTTTACAAATTTTAAGAATAAAGATATGATAAGTGCCGAAGGTGGAAATTCTATAGTTAGACCTTATCGTCAAGATAATAAGAATAATTTTTCTAAATTAGAACCTAAAATAAAATCACTCGGTATTCCTACAGGTGGGTATGAAGATAAAGATAAAAATAATTATTCATTAGATATTGTTAAAGAATCAATTGAAAATATATTTAACTTTATAATAAATCATAATAATATTAATAATATATATTATTCAGCATTAAAAACTACAATGGGATTAGCTGGAGATATATTTTTAAAAGATGATTACATAAGAATATATGGGACATGGGCAAAAGATAATTTACCCACAATTGGCGATGAATTAAAAGCAATGTTTAAAAAATTAAGAGACGAAAAAAATTATGAAATTCATTTATTTTTATTACAAGGAACCACTAAAACAGAATATAATTTAGATACTATGCAACCAATATAAAAAATATAAATTATAAAATAAAAATTGACGACGAGCAAGCTCCTGTAACTTTTATTTTTTTATTAAAAAAAATAAAAATTGACGACGAGCAAGCTCCTGTAACTTTTATTTTTTTATTAAAAAAAAATAAAAATTGACGACGAGCAAGCTCCTGTAACTTTTATTTTTTTATTAAAAAAAATAAAAATTGATAATTTAATACCATATCCTTATATAGTATTAGGTCATATAAATGGAATGGATTATTTAGATCCAATTGAAGAGCCAATCGATGAACCAGATGATTATAATCTAATTTCTTACTCAAATGATTTTATTTCTAAACTCAAGTCAATAACTAATAAAAACGAATTATATAATTATTTATTACAAGACGGTTGTTTATTACAGTTTTTAAAAAAACAAGATCCAGAAATGTGTATTGTTGCTGTAAGTAGTTTTGGAACAGCATTAAAATTTGTTAAAAAGCAAACCGATAAGATTTGTTTAGCTGCTGTTAAACAAAATGGACGAGCTTTAAAATATGTAAAAAATAAAACGTCCGAAATAATTGATGCCGCTATTAAACAAAATGGAAGAGCTATTGAATTTGTTGAAACACAAGATCGTATGTTATGTTCATACGCAATTTGGTCAAATGGTCTTGCTTTAGAGTTTATTAAAGAAGAATTTAAAACTCCGGATGTTTGTAAATATGCTGTTATACAAAATGGATTTGCTATTCAATTTGTGCCAATTCAAACAGATTATTTGTGTAATTTAGCTCTTCTTTCAGATGGAATGGTATTAGAATTTATTAAAAATCAAAGTCATACTATGTGTATTGTTGCTATAGAGAATGATCCTGATTCTCTCAAATTTGTTAAGCATCAAAGCAGGGAGCTAATAATTAAAGCTATAAATCTTTGGCCTCTAACTATTAATTGGGTTAGAAAACAAACACCGGAATTCTGTAATCTCGCATTAAAATTAAATAAAGATGCTATTCATTATATTAGATTACCTTTTAAGATACCATATAAAATAAGCACAGCATTAGAGGATGATCATTGTTCAATCTGTTTATGTGGAAAAGAAGAAGATACTTTAGAAGATAAGTGGTGTAGTTTACTGGAATGTTCGCATAAGTTTCATGTGGCATGTATTAAAGCCAGTAGTGTTAGTAAGAAGAATTGTCCTTTATGTCGGACAAACTTTCCGATTACATTTTAAGTTATATATTTTATATAACTTAATTATATGGGAATCGAAAGATTTTTTAAATCTATTAATTCATTATATTCAAATAAATTTATTAAACCATTATACAAAAATGATTCTATAACTTATTTATATTTTGATTTTAATTCAGTTATTCATAAAGTATCCAATAATATTGTTAATGATATCAATAATTTATTGTTATATTCTTTAATTTATAAATATTGCGATAAAAGTGGTATGGATAAAGATATTGTTATTGAAGAATTTAATAGTATTCACAAATTATATAATTTTGATTGGACTATACAAAATTTTTATCAAAATATAGCAAAAATAAATTTAAATAATTTAATTTATCAGCACATATTTAAAGATATTCGATATTATTTATCTTTTTATCCAAAGTGTAATTTCTTATATATCGGTATTGATGGAGTCCCCAGTGTTGGTAAAATGATTGAACAACAAGATCGTCGTTATAAAGGATATTTAATGAGTTTAATAAACAAACAAGTTTTATTAAAATATAAAAATCAATTAGATAATAAAGAATTTGATATGAGTAATATCTATAATGAATATGAATATCTTAGTATGAAAATATCATTTGATAAAAATTTAATTTCACCTCAAACCGATTTTATGAATGATTTTATTAATTTATTAAATAAAGAAAACTTTAAATCTGGAATGAAAGTTAAAATATCAGATTTTAGTGAAAAAGGTGAAGGTGAAAAGAAAATTGTAGTTCATATTAAAAAACATTGCTCTCAAAATGATCAAATTATTATTTATTCACCTGATGCCGACATGATTATCATGACAATGATTCTCAAATATAATATCTTTATTTTAAGACACGAACAAACAACATCAGAAGATGCGATTATTGACATAAGTGCGATTAAAAAAGAATTTACTCCAGTTGATGATATTGCTTATATATTTTCAGTATTTGGTGATGATTTTATACCAAAGATAGATTGGATAAATGTAACTAAACATATACCTCGAATATTAGAAGAATACCAGAAGATGAATATTCGTATAATTGATGATAAAACAAATAAAGTTAATTTATTAAATTTACAAAAATTCTTTAAACAAATTAAAAAATTAGAAGGAACTGTGAAGTTATCGAAAAATCGATTTGATGATTTACTTAAACCAGTTAATTATAAATCATTTAAATATTATAATGAATTAAATGATCTTAATAATTTAACCAGAAATTATGAACCGACATTTGATACTGCTGAAAATACTATTCCTGCTTTAGATTATTATAAAGCCATGTTATGGAAATATAATTATTATTTTTTAGATGATGATTCAAATAATGATTTTTATTATCCTCATCATGGGGCTCCAACTATTGATATACTAATAAATTTTAAAGAATTTGATAAAGTTAGATTGGAGGAATATAAAACAACTGATATAATGCCAATTGATCAATTATGTTTTATATCACCAATAAACGTTAGTCAATATGTTGAAAAACAAAAGATAAATAAAGAATTAGCTAATAAATTATATAAAATAATGAAAATTAAATTACCGGAAATTAAGGTAGATTCAAAAGGAGATGTTAATGTAAATGAAATATTTGATTGTCATAATGCTAGATACTTAAATAAGTGTTATGTTCGTTTTGATATAATTAAGTTTCAAGATTTTAAAAAATTAATAGGATCACCAAGTAATGAGATGGGAAGAATTAAAAGAGTTGTTGAAAGAGATCAAAATTATGAATATATAATTGATGAAATATATAATTATAAATACGAATATTTAGAACAAATTGATAAATTCTTAACAAATAATTGTTTTGATACCCAAAGATATTCTTTAAATGAATTAAAAGTTAGATATAGTACTGATAACATTCAATTAATGATAATGAATGAGAACAAAAATGTTGTGTATGCTTGCTTATTATGGATATCTGGAAATAATATATATTTATCATCAATATGTGTTTCAAATGATAAAAGATCACAAGGAGTGTTTAAAAAAGCTATGATTTTCTTGGCAAAATACTATTCTAAGAGCCAAAATAATATTATATTTAATTTACATGCTGATAAAGAACAAACCAATAATTTAAATCAAAGAAAACGAATTGAAATATATTCTCATGTTGGATTTTATATTAATGAAAATACAATTGTTGAATTAGAAAATAATAAAAAAGCACAAATTATTAGAAAAATAATTGATGATAAAGATTTTAGATACTATATTAATGATGAAAATCAAAACAAATATATAATTGATACTAATCAAATAGATAAATGTTTAACTCGTAATATAAATTATATTGGTTATAAAGTAGGTGATAAATATGAAATGTTTAGAAATTTAATAAATTATTCTTGCCCAATGACAACCACTCCAGAATTAATTTTAAAGTTTAATTCAGTTTAATAATAATTCAAAATTCATAAAATTATCATCAAATGATGATAATGCCATTGGTTCGTTTGTTGTTGGTATCCTATAGTTAGAACATGATGGTTGTTGAGATTGCTGAGTATTATTTCTATTAGATGTATTTCCTTTCATTCTGTTCATGTTTCTTTCTAAAACTTCAAAAGGCATATTAGGTTCCAATAACATTTTATTTTCATTATAATCATCTTCTTGATTATTCATTGGATTCTGAATACCACATTTTTGAACTGGCATTTCAATTTGTGTATGTATTTGTGATTGTAGATGTGTTCTGTGTGGAGGTGGTTCATTTATTTCTGGAACTCTACGAGGTTGCTGACGCTGATTTTGTTGTCTTGATTGATTTTGTGATCTAATAGGTTGTATTGATCTTTGTTCTGATTGCTCCTCGGATTGTTGATCGGATTGTTGTTCAAAAGTATTTTCTTCTGAAAAATTTTCATGTTGTTGACGTGGTTGGGGTTGTTGACGTGGTTGGAGTTGTTGACGTGGCGGAGGTTGTTGACGTGGCGGAGGTTGATTATTTTTCATTGCGATACGTGTATTTGATCTTGGTTCTTTATCATTATTTAAACCAATTTTTAATTCTCTTTCTATATCCTTATCAAATGTTTGATCATTTTTTGCTTGAGACTGAGGATGATTATTTGTTCCTAATTCAGATATACCGGATAATTCTGTTAATTCAGAATTATTTGTATTATTAGTATTATTCATCTTTTCTACATTAGGATTTTTTATAAATTGTCTATTTGGTTCATTTCCAGCACTATAATTTATGGGTTTATCTAATACTACAGGTATAGGTTTATTATCATTGATATTAGATATTATCTTGTTTTTTTTCTTAATATTTTCTAAATATCTATATAATAAATATGATACTAATCCAAATACAACTAAAGAAAATAATAAGTTATCTCTAAAACATGGATATAATGTTTTATATATCCAATCTAATATAAAATTATTAGAACTATTTCTCGCAATATATACTTTATTCATATGATTTAATAAATTATTATCTATTAATTTTGGCTTAATCCTAAAATTATTCATTTCTCTATGTTTTAGTATAGAATTTATTTTTTGATAATAATAAATATTATTATCAAAAAAATTTGGTTGAAAACTTTAGAAGTCTTCATCATAACTATAATTATTCTTAGTCTTATTCATTACAGACGCCTTTTGATATTGAGATGGTCTGTTTTCAAAGAAATTTGTTTTACCTTCTAAAGCTATCTTTTCCATAAAGTCAAATGGATTTTGCGCCTTATAAATTTTGGAATAGCCTAATTGTGTTAGTAATCTATCTGCTACATACTCAATATATGTTGTCATTTGTTCTGAATTCATTCCAATCAATCTACATGGTAAACTTTCATTTATAAACTCTTTTTCAATATCTACAGCATCTCTTACAATCGCATGAACAATAGATTCATCTAAGCGATTTACTATCTTTGAATATAATAAACACGCAAAATTAGTATGCTCACCTTCGTCTCTTGCGATAAATTCATTTGAAGATGTTAACCCAGGCATTAATCCTCTGGTTTTTAACCAATAGATTGCGCAGAATGCTCCGCTAAAGAATATACCTTCAACAATAGCAAAAGCAATTAAACGTTTTGAAAATAAATCATCACTTTTAATCCATTTCATTGCCCAATCTGCTTTCTTCTTAATACATGGTATAGTTTCAATCGCATTGAATAATCTATCTTTTTCTTGAGGACTGTCAATGTAAGTATCAATGAGAAGTGAATACATTTCAGAGTGGACAGACTCCATTGATGCTTGGTATGTATATGCGATTTGAGCTTCTAATATTTGAACATCACTTGTAAATCTTTCTAATAAATTCATATTTACTAAACCATCGGAGCCAGCAAAAAATGCTAAAATATGTTTAATGAAAAAACGTTCATCATTATTTAATTTATTGTCCCAATCATTCTTATCTTTACTTAAGTCTAATTCTTCCGCAGTCCAGAAAGATGCTTGTTGTTTTTTATAACAATCCCAAATATCTTTGTGTCTAATAGGAAATAACGTAAAACGCTGTTCGCTTGGATCTAATAGAGGTTCGTTTGACATTTCTAATATTCTATATATATAATCTATATATATTTTTATATATAGTCTAAATATCAATTTTTTACAGCATAATGATATCAATTAATTTAAATTTATATATTTGACGGGATGAATTAAAATATCCTTATGTGTTGCTTCTAAATCATCTATTTGTTTTTTATTAAATGGATTTTCATACCTAAATAGAATGAAAAGGTTTAATTCAAGTTTATTAAAATATTCAATCTTAAAATGGTTTAAATTACACAAAGTTGCAAACATAACTTCATGAAAATATAATCTTTCTCTTTCTTCGGATATTTCTTTAAGCTTCTTTAATAAACGATTTGATAAACGACATAATTGATTAAATGTTGCTGTCCATTTTGTATAATCACTTGTTAATAGTTTTACTTTATCCCAATGATGCCATTTTGGTTCTGCTTCATATGATTCAACTAATGGATATGCTATTAAATCAGAAGTGTTTGATACTTCTAATAATTGTTTTAATTTATTTGTATTATTCCAATATACATCATCTTCACATATCCAGACGTATGGACGATTTAATTTATAAGCATAATATGTCGCTTTATCCCAAGCAGTAATTTTATTTTGTGGTTGACTCATATGATGTGTCCATCCTAATTTTTGCATTTCAGCGTCTGAATAATGAATAACACGTTCAGACGTATTTGTTGGAAATTCATCTGAAATGATGTAAGCATCTATTCCAACTTGTAATAAACTTTCTAATCTTTCTTGAATATTTTTAGTTAAAGTCCTTGTAATTAATAAAATAGTTGTTTGATTGTTTCCACCTGTTTGTGTTTGGATAGTATTTTTTAATTGTTGATATTTAAATTTATATTTATGATATTTATCTTGGTAAGACATATATTATAAATAGATTATATTTTTGTAAATAAAATATTAATTTGATCCTTTAATGTTTGTAAATGTGATGGTTGGGATTCAAATTCAAGTATCTCTACTATTTTTAATTTTGTAAAATATTTAAAGAAAGATTTAAAATTTAAATTCATTTCATAATATTTTTCACTTCCATATGGATGGAGTCCTTTTTTGATATCTATTTCAAATCCTAATTTTTTATAACAATTTATAGCCACATCATTTCCTTCTAATACATCTAATGTTATTCTAATTGTTTTTCTATTATCTAATTCAAATGTTTTTTTATTAAATAAATTTCTAACAACTAAATTCATAATAAGTGGACATAATTTATTACCCCTATATTTTTCTAAGATATACACATTAAATATTTTGATTGTTTCTTCATCAGTATTAACAAACACTACTGTTGATCCGATTTCTGTAATTTTTAAACCGTTATTAGGATCAGTGAATTTAGCAATTAATATTTTTTGATGTGAATATTTAATAAAATTTGCTTCATAAAATTTAATTATATCAAATTTATCATCATCTATTTTTAGTAGATCAGGACTTATTTTAGAATATTGTTCTTTTATTAATTTAACTAATGATATTGATAAAGATTCATTCTCGTCAACAAATTTTTTTAATTCTTCAAATGACATTAAATATATATCATATTTTATTTTAACATTTGATTTTGTTATAAAATGTCCTGTTTTAATAAGACCCATTATAAATTAATACATATAAAATTTATTTAATAATAATAATATATGAATTTAAAAGATTTAATAGATAAGTATAATAAAATTATTAATAATTTATATATAGGCAATCATGAATCACCGTCCGATAAAGAATTTTTAAAAACAAATAATATTAGATTAATTATAAATTGTACTAAAAATTTTAAATATAATCTGGACGACTCAATTAATATGACCAGATTAAATATAACTGATTTTAATTCTCCAGAAAATAATATTATTATAGCCTCTCAAATTAATGATATTTTAGATATTATGAATATTTATATTAATTCAAACGAAGGAGTTTTAGTTCATTGTCATATGGGTCAACAAAGAAGTGCTATGGTTGTTGCTTGTTATTTAATGAAATATTATAAAATGAATTTAGATGATGCTATTAAAGAGATTAAAAAACGTAGAAAATATGTATTTTTACCTGAAGCAACATTTATTGACTTTTTAAAATATTATGAAATTGAATTATCATAAATACTAAAATATAAATATAAATATAAATTAATATAAGATAATATAAAAAATGTATAATCGTGGGAAAATTATGACAGAAGAAGAAAGATTACTAATAAAAGATTGGGCAATTGCCCTACGTCCAAAAATGAGAATTATGCTTAATTGTAGAAGAGATTATAAATTAGATCCAAATGATACTAATATTCCATCTGTTATATTTGATATTAAAAAGAAAATAGTAGAAATTGAAAAATTAGAAGGATTTGAAAACGAAGCATCTGTTGGTGATTTTATTGGTTTTATATCAAGAGGTGGTTTTATTCATAAACATATTGATCCAAATGATTTAGATAGAGGATTATATCATGTAAGATTTAATATTTTTATTACTGAACCACAAGAAGGATTTAAAACATATTATGATGGTCATATAGTTAATACAACAGAAGGATCTTATGCTTTATGTCGTTCTGGAATTGATTATCATTGGACTGAAGTAAATGAAGACACTATTCCACGTATTTCATTATCATTCGGATATTTATTACCAGCAGAAAAAATAGATGATTTATGTAAAGATCATAAAATTGGAATATATACTCATTTATATCCACTTGTTAATGTTCCAAGAGAAAAGAATGAGAAAGAGGAAAAAGATTGAAAAAAAGTGATTTTTTATATAATTATAAGAATTTATAATTATATAATATAATAAATAAGATGGCAAATCTCGTTAAGAACTTTTTAAAAGATTATCAAAAATTTATTGATTCTCATCCTCTTAACATTTTAATTGAAATCGCTTCATATGCGAATGAAAAATACAGAAATTCTGAAAGTGTCATGCCCGATAAACTATATGACGCTCTTGAAGATGAAATTAGAAAGCAAGACCCAAATAATCCTTTTCTAAAACAAATTGGATTTGAAGTGACAAAAAACAAAGTTAAATTACCAGTATTCATGGGAAGTATGGACAAACTTAAGAAAACAGAAAGTGATAAGTTAATGAAATGGAAGAAAAAATTTAATAAATATGATTATGTAATTAGCGATAAATTAGATGGTATTAGTGGATTGTATACAAACGATGGTAAAGATAATATTAAAATGTATACCAGAGGTGATGGAACAGTCGGAAGTGATATTACTTATTTAATTAATACTATCCCAGCTTTAAAAAAATTAAAGATAAAAACAAAAATAGTAATGCGTGGAGAAATTATTATTTCACGAAAGAAATGGTTAAAATATGAAAGTCAGTTTAGTAATGCTCGTAATATGGTATCTGGATTAGTTAATGCTAAGAAAGTTGATACCAATATTATGAAAGATATTGATTTTGTTGTATATGAAATTTTAGAACCAAGACTAAGACCATCCGAACAATTTGAATTAATGGAAAAACTTGGAATAAAAAGTGTATATTATGAAATTTTAGATAAAAAGGATCTTGATTTCGAAATGTTAGATGATATTCTTCTTGAAAGGAGAAAAGAATCTGAATATGAAATTGACGGTATTATTATTACAGATGATTCCCTACAAGGAGTAAATTCTGATGGTAATCCTGAATATGCTTTTGCTTTTAAGGATGCTTCAGAGCAACTTACCGCTGAAGTAAAAGTAATTGATGTTGAATGGAACATTAGTAAGGATGGATATATCAAGCCTAAATTAATTTTAGTTCCAACACAATTATCAGGTGTTGTTATTTCTAATGCTACTGCTTTTAATGCTAAATATATTGTTGACAACCAAATAGGACCAGGATCTATAGTGAAAATTATTAGATCCGGTGATGTAATTCCTCATGTTCTTGAAGTTATTAAAACTGCTAAAGTTAAAATGCCTTCAGTTGAATATGAATGGAATGAAACCAATGTTGATTTAATTGCTGTTGGAGATAAATCAGATGATCAAGTTATTAAAGAACTAACATTCTTTGCGAGTAAAATGGTAATTGATAATTTAAGCGAAGGATTAATCACAAATTTTGTAGAAAATGGTATAGATGATTTCTTTAAAATTATTAATGTTACTAAGACTGAACTTGCTAAACTACCAGGATTTAAGGAAAAAATGGTTGAAAAAATTTATAATAATATTCAATCAGCTCTTGAAACAGCGAATCTAATTCAATTCATGAATGCTACAAATATTTTTGGACATAATTTTGGACATAAAAGATTAGAAAAGATTTTTAATGTTCATGGAAATAACTTTCTAAAATTCATGAAAGAAAAAACAGTTGATGAAATTCATTCAAGTGTTTTTGAAATTGATGGCTTTGAAGATATAACTGCTACTCAATTCAGCGAAAAGATTCACGAATTTATTAAAACATTTGAAAAGATTCCTGTTAAATATCAAAAACTTATAATAAAAAATTCAGAAGTTAAAGTTGTCAGCGAAAAATTTAAAGGAAAGAAATTTGTCTTCTCAGGTTTTAGAAATAAAGAATGGGAAGAATATATAGTAGAAAACGGTGGAGAAGTTGTTGGAAGTGTATCTAAAAATACAGCATATTTGATAACTCCCAAGAAGGAGATAGAAGAAAATTCAACTTCAAAGATTACAAAGGCAAAAGAAATTGGTGTTGAAATAGTAGCTAAAGAAGATTTTGAGAAGAAGTTTAAATAGATTAATTTATAATAAAAATTGAAATAAAGATACATATATTGTTTTTTAGAATGTTAGGGTATCTCTCTTAGGGGCTACACAGTATGGCCGCCTCCGTGCCCTTTGCGGCGCACCGCGATGACCGCGCAACCGTGAAAACGGTACTCTCGGAGCTCGCCGGTGAGCACAGCATTGGTAGAGGCATACTTGGGTTTTTTTCGACAAAGGAGGCACGCATGATTCGCAGTGTTTGCACAGAGTTCCTGATGGCTGTTGCGTCTGTTCCCTGGCATGATGAAAAGACTCGCATCGTGCGCAACCTGGGCTCCTGGCGTGAGAGTTTTCCAAATGCGCGTGCGGCAAACATATCGTTTCACAGAAGTATAACTGACAATGACTTTGTGTTCCTTCGAGGAATACACACACTCAATATGTCGTATTGCAGTGCTGAAGGTATCACGAATGCTGCTTTTGCGCACCTCCATGGTATTCACACACTAGAAATGAAATACTGCCACAAGATTACAGATGCGGCCTTCGCGCACCTGCGAGGCATCAACACGCTTGATATGTCTGGTTGCAACCAGATTACAGATACGGCCTTCGCCCACCTTCGAGGCATCAACAAGCTTGATATTTCTCGTTGTTCCAAAATCACGGACGCGGCCTTTGTACACTTACGCGGTATCCACACACTAAACATGTTCGATAGTAGTATCACAAACGCAGCCTTCGCGCATCTCGAAGGCATTCACACGCTTGATATGTCTCTTTGCAGGAATATCACGGACGCGGCCTTCAAGCACTTGCGAGGCATCAACACGCTTAATATGAACTGTTGCATAAATATCACGGACGCAGCCTTTGTACACTTACGCGGTATTCACACACTAGAAATTCTTAATAGTAGGATCACAAACGCAGCCTTCGCGTATCTCGCAGGCATTCACACGCTTAATATGTCTAAGTGCAAGGAAATCACTAACGAGGCTTTTAAGTACCTGCGCGGAATCCACACACTCGACATGAGCTACTGCAACCAGATTACAGACGAAGCCTTTGATAACCTACGTGGCATCCACACGCTAGACATGTCACACTGTAAGCAGATTACAAATGATGCCTTTACTTACCTTCGCGGCATACACACTCTCGAAATGCGGGGCTGCAGCCAAACAAGCATCACAAACGAAGCCTTAGAGCAACTTTGTGGTATCCGCAAGCTTAACATAAGTGACTGCGATCAGATAAGCATTACAAACGCACCCTTTGCTCACCTCCAAATTATTAAGGAAATCTACTTTAATAATAGACTGGTACGCTGTGCTCCTACCGCACATTTCTTCAGAGCTGCTACGTAAGATCATATACCAATTTCATTTATAATCTTATAAAAATTGAAAATAACGATACAATCTAGTTTAATTTTATCAAAAAAATTGATTATTTATCATTATTCAACAGTATATTAGAGGGATATACAAATGCTACTATGTCATCTGACAGAAAAGCAAATCTTAAAATAGACCGATTAATAAAGGGATGTTATAACTATTTCAACAACCCTGGTTCTCATGCTGTTTCATTGAGAAACACATTAAATGAATTAAAAGAATTTAATGTGAGTCTAAAAAATGATCTAATAGAATTATATAAATTAGGTCTTGAGAAGAAAAGACCTGATTTAATATTAGCTCTATTTGGAAAATCAACTAAAAGTGAATTTGGAGTAGAATTAAATTTTGAAAGATTAATTAACAAATTATTTGTATATATTTGTTATAATAAATCAGGATTTTTAAAAAAATTAATATCTTATCCTTGGGTCAGATATGATGTGTCTTCATATGAAGTATATTATATTCTTACTCATAGAGTTGCTAATGGATTATTAACACATAATCCTAGTCTATTAACTCCGAATGATAGACAAAAATATTATACTAACATTCATTTGAGAAAAACACAAGAAATACTAACACAACATCAACTTTGTGCTGATGTATTATTATACATTGGAATAATAGATCCAGTTTCTTATAATAAAGTAAAATTTTATTATAAGAATAATCCAGAACTCGTAAAAAGAAGAAAAGCGTATTGGACTTTAATTTTCTTTTTTGCGAAATACGTTAAAAATTATATGCGGGAATGGGTTTGGATGCCTGGCGGACCTATGTTTAAACGTGGGCAAAAAAGGTGGAATGAATATTTACAAAATTAATTTATCTTCTCAATTAATTTATCTTAGCAAGTAATTTTTTCTGTCCTTCAATTATTTTATTCATCATATCTTCATTTTTTGTTATATATTGTTTAAATACTTCATATATATTATCAAAAGCCAAATCTAATAAAGGTCTATCTTTTGTAATACCATATATTTCTAAATATAAATCACCTGCCTCAATTTGTTTTTCATCTTGAATAAGACCTAATTTATCAGCTAAACTAAATAATTCTGATTCAGTGGGAGATTCAATTTCAATATATCCTGGAAGTCCAGGATAATGATCAAAAACTAATTCAGAATTTTCAATATTGTATATTTCTCTAATTTTCTGAATTAAATACTTTTTTTTATGTCCAATTTTTTCTAAAATAGTATCCATCTCATTAAAATTATTAACGATTACTTCGTTCTCTAATTCATATCCGTCATTTCCTTTTTGTTTTAATGTAAATGTTATGCGATGCCCCTCATCTCGTAATCTTAATAAATTATATCCAGTTGGAGGAATAAAAGTTTTAATTTGAAATTTAAACATACCTTTAGAAACTCCACCTAATTCTTTTATCTTCTCATTTATTATTTTTCTATCAAAAGTATAAAATCTCTTTTCAATTTCTTTACTCATTTGTATTATAATATATTATAAGATTTATTTTATAATATAATATATATGTATTTACATACAATCAGTTTATTAGGATTAAGACCTACAAACGAAGATGCTGAATTTTATTTACTAAATTTAGATAATAAAGATAAGACAAAAAATGATGTTAATTTATTAGGAATATTTGATGGTCATGGCGGTCCTCTTGTTAGTGATTACTTAAGTAAAAAATTACCTCAATACTTTTATGATAAAACAGTTATTTCTAAAAATATAAAAAAAAATTCAATAAAGTATCATAAATTTGTTTTTAAATTATTTGATTTTATTCAAGAAAAAATTAGAAACGAAATTAAAGAATCTAAATTAATGGGTTCTACCGCTCTAATTGCTCAAGTGTATAATGTTGGTCAAAAAAAGAAATTACAAGTAATTAATGCTGGTGATTGTAGAGCTGTTTTGTGTAATAAGTATAACATCGGTATTCCACTATCCAAAGATCATAAACCAACTACAATTGAAGAATATGAGCGCATCACTAAATTAGGCGGACAAGTAACACAACTTATGAACGATGATGCAAGAATTGGGGGATTATCTGTTTCTCGTTCTGTAGGTGATATTGATACTAAACCATATGTAAGTCATTTACCAGAAATATTTGATTATGATCTAAATGAAACTGATAAATTTTTAATTGTTGGATGCGATGGTGTATGGGATGTATTTAACAATCAAGATGCTGTTTTTTATGTATTAAGTGAAATGAAAAATGAATATAAATATAATATGCTTACATCAACTGGAAAAAATAATATTGCTAAGAAACTTGCTTTAGAAGCAATTAAAAGAGGCAGCACTGACAATATCAGCGTAATGATATTATTTTTTAAATAAATAAAATATAATAAATTAAAAAATTATTGAATGACTTCAATAGGCTCGTATTTCTTAAATTCTTGGTTATAATTACACTTCATACGATGATATATTTTATCTTTAAATAATTGTCTCATATAATGACTTTGTTTTATATCTGGTATATAACAAATACCCAATCTCTTTTCAGACTCAATATCTATTACATCAAATACTTCTCTCATTAATGTTTTCTTTATTATAAAAATATCACTATCATATTTTTTTAATGACTTTGGTAATTCATTTTTTAATGAATCAATTTCATGATTATTTACATAAATATGACTTAGTCCACTTCTTGCTGGAATAAATATAAATCCATTAATAGTATATTCAGTCTTTTTAATCTTCTCTGCTACTAATTCGATCTCATCTACATTGTATAACTTTATTACATTTAACTTTAAATTATTATCAAATAAATTTTGTGCTAAATATTTATCAACACGTTCCATTTTAGTATTCATTCTTTCTGTTAATAATTTTTCATTTTCTAATAAATAACAATCTTGAATTAAAAATATGTTATCATCATTATTTCTTATAATTCTCCCTTCAAAAAATGTATTTTTAAATATACACTGATTGGCTCTAATGTTTAATTGATAAATATTAACTTCTCTCATATTAATTTGCTCTTTTTTATATTTAATATTTTTTTTATCAACTAATAAACACGTATTAAGATCATTGATACGGGTCATTATTATATAAAAGTTATGTCCTTGAAAATGTGGCACTAAATATGTATTTTCCTTATTTTTTTTTATTGATTCTAATATATCTACTGAATCAATGATTTTATATCTATAATTATACACATTTATGTTTGAATATATAAAATTAATCGCATGGTGTTTAATTTTAATATCCGTAACTAATCTGGATTTAAAATATCCTAAATTTAATACATGGCTCGTATTTATATTCATCTAATAATACTATTTATCTTTTTAGTTTTATATATTTATAATTCAATTTTTATTCTATATGAATTTGAAAAATTCATATAGAATAAAAATTAGTAGGAAGCTAAGCTTTGCTTAGCAACGGCTCAATTTTTATTAGATTATTTTTTCTTAGAACCTTGAATCTTGGGCAATCCAGTGCTAAAGATAGATTTCTTTTCTGTTTGAGGATTATAATATGTATTTTGATATAAATTTGGTTTTAAATATTGATTTGGAATTATTTCTTTTGAAGTATTAAATAAATAATAATTATCGTTTACAATTTCTTTGTATAATTTATATATATTTGTTGCTTTTGAGTTTTCAATCTGTTTAGCAATATCAAATAAAAATGTATTCTCTAATACTGTATCTGCTTTATAACCGACTTGAGGTATCATTAAACCAGCACCATAATGATTTTCTTCAGGAGTAGATTGGAATTTTTCAGTGCTTTGAGCCCTAATTTTTGCGATTCTTTCTTTTTCTTCTTTTTCTTCTTTTTGTTCTCTTTCAGTTCTTATTCTTTTTGCTTCTTTTCTTTTTTTATTTTTTTTATTTATTCTATTATTTACACTATTTTTACCATTTGATTTAAAAATTAAGTATAAAACATATGAAAATATTAATAATAATAGTATTATGTATAACATTTATATAATATAATAATATAAAAATATAATATATATTATATATATAATGGATAGTAAAGGAATTTTAAACTTAAATACAGTTGAAGAAACAGTTGTAACAAAGGTAGAAGAAGTTAAGGCAAAGGTAGAAGAAAAGGTAGAAGAAGTTAAAGTCTTAGCATATGATGTATTTTCTTTTTTAAAGGAACTTTTTAATATTAATCCTGTTAGTGGATCATCTGATAAATTAAATGAATTAAAAATTAAACTAAATTTTCAAATTCCTGACAAAGTTGTTGATTTAATTAAATTAATTGGACATGAATCTCCTGACACATTTAATGCTATTTCCAAGACTCTTTCAGATGTCTTAAAAGATGGTGTATTAGATATGTCAGATGTTCCCAAGTTTGTTCTTTTAGTCTCAGCATTACATAATACTGAATTAAAAAAACTCAGTTCTCCTATTACAGTTGAAACTGTTGTTGAATTTATTAAATTTTTAATGCATGCTATTGTTGAACTTGATTTTATCAAAGTTAATAATAAAGAAAAAGTATTTGAGATGTTAGATACATCTATATTACTATTAACAACATCACTTGATGTAAAGATGCCTGTAATTTCAGTTGCCGGATGCTTCAGTTGTTTTGGAAAGAAGTAATTGAATGATGTGTTCATTATAAATTGTTCCTGGAAATAATTCTACCATAATATTATTTGTTATGATAAAATTATCTTTAATGTCTCTTTTCATTGTTTCAATATTACATGTGATGTAAAATATTTGTTTGTTTTTAAATTTTGATAAATCTATCTTATCAAAATATGAATATCCATTTCGACCAGGACTCATAATAATAGTAGTATCTGGTGATGATTTATTAATTTCTTGATATAAACTTTCTTTGGTATTAACAGATAACCAATTTAAGTTATTAGTCTTAACAATGTCTAATCCATCTTCATATGCTATTGGACACGGGTTTAAACATTTAATTGTTTCAAATTTCTTATAAACTTGAGACGCGATATGAAAACTATTACGACCATAAACAAGTAAGTTTTTATTTGGATGAACTAAATGTGCGATTTTGTCATATAAAATATTGCCCATAACATGATTTGCTTGAACAAAAGAGTTTGGACTAATAGGGATGCGAAATCCATTTAGATTGATTGTTATAGTTTTAGACTTGGCAAAATAGATTGGCATTTCTTTAAAGCAAAAATAAAATGATTGAATATTAATCAAACTATTTGAGATTTCATAAAAATTATAAATTTTATCTAGATTAATTGAAGATACATTTAATTTTAACATAAATTCATCATCTTCATTTACATTTATTCTTAAACCAATAAATGATTTATCAATTGAATTGGTTTTCATAAGAAGATTATAATATTTTAATATACGATTATCCCAGTAACATTGATTTGTAACCTTATCAAAATTAAAACTAACAACAGTTCTATAATTGTATGGATTAACAGCTAAAATTGTTAGATTTGGGCGATTCGCGCAGGGGCTCGTATCTTTACATTTTGATAGATAATTTTCTTTAATTTTATCCATGAAAAGAGTAACTGAATTAACTAATAAAGATGTTTTCGGCTGAACTCCCCAGCGAGGATTCATTTGTCTAAATATGCTTTCTAACATATTATGTAATTATTTAATTATTTGATTAATAAATAGTCAAATAGTTATTAATATTAAAAAATCAATTTTTTGTAACGATTAATATAACTACTAATATAAAAATTATTATCATTAATACATACGATATATTTTTATTTGTTATATAATTTTTTAAAATATTCGTTTCTTTATTATTTTCTAAATCACTTTGTTTAGAATAATAATTATAAAAATCATCAATTGATAATAATGTTTTATTTTGAAGTTTTCTTACATTATTATGACATGCTAATATCCAATCAACTAATTTTTTTTTAGATGATAATATATCATCTGTTAGAGGATTCTTTGATATATATTCTGTAAAATGATTTCTACATTTTTGACAAGGAAGAACTATCTTTAGGGAGGTTAAAAAATTTCTAAATCCATCTTTATCTGCTTTAGTAGGATTCTCAGGAAAACTTAATACTGAATAATCTAAAAAATACCAAGCCTTTGGACCCCATATATTTGAATCTATATTGACACGATTATTATTCATTATATATTTATAAAAGAATTTTTTTTTGATAAATTAATGTATTAATCCATTTTTATAATTATATTAATATTCATTTCAGTAGGTTCTTCAAATTTATTTAAGATCATTTCTTCTGAAACATCTACTAAATTTTCATGTAATTCATAAGGATTTAGTAACATTCTTTCTATTTTTTTATCTTTAAGAACTATATTCTTATCATACAAGTATCTAAGTAGTTGAAATGATAGAGACATAATCTTTGAATTAGATTGTATATGTTTAATAGGTATCTTTAACATTTCATTATAATCTATAAATTTTAATTGCTTCTTATAATAATTTCCTTTATCAAATGTATTTAAGATTATAGATGTATTAGGAAGCCATTCATACCACAAATATACTTCAATTGGAACATATTCATCAATCTTTTTATATTTAATATTTCCTCTTATAATCATTAGATTATTAACGTCTAATATAGTTTCATTGATATTAATATTTTTATATTGTGTTGTTAGAATATTAATTCCACTAATTATTTTAGTGCTAAATAATCTGTAATCACAATAAAAGTTTGAATACTTAAATTCAGTATTAATTCCATCCAATAGACGTTTAATTGACAGGGATGAAATAAATATATTAGCATCAGTTGTTGTCAGTTGGATTCCATATATCCCATATATTTGAGGATTAAATAAGATAGATCCAATGTTAGACTGATCTGAATAACATTTTATATATGCCTGAGGTGGAAGATTCGGAGCATTAGAATTATAAAAATAATAATCAAGATGTTTAATGTTCATTGATGTATCTTCATTTGATATAAAGAAGTTTTCAAAATTTTCTTTTGGAATCTTATATTTTAGGTCATTTATGTTATAACACACATTCTGAGTTAAATCATAGTCAGAACAGGAAAATAGAAATAAGTTTAATTCATATGACGAATGAATTAAATCTACCTTATATTGAGATCCGCTTTCGTTATCTTGTAATAAAAGGTTATCATACTTAAAAGGGAATTGTAGGGTTATAATATATAATTTATCTAAATATTTAATAGGAATTGCGTCATATTTAATAATTACTTTGTTTTGTGTTGGAGGTATCCAAGGAAACAATGTGGTTTCCTTGTAGTTCTCATTTGTTTCAATCAATAAGTTTAAGAACTTCATTTTTAATGGAAAGAGTGGATAGTGTAATATGATGTTTAAAAATCAATTTTTTAACAGTTATAAAAGAAAAGAAAGAATTAATAAATTAATTTTTTGTTTTTTTTTGGGTGCGATGGCAGGATTTGAACCTGCGACCTCTTGCTTATGAGACAATTGCTCTGGCCTCTGAGCTACATCGCAGCAATTGACATTAATAGACCTCACAGACAATTTTTTTTTTCAATTTTTTTTAAATGCTTATCAAAGAGAAGCCTACAAAAATATTAGGGTATAGGCTATGCTTTAAGATCATTTTTGGAGGCTTAATATAGTGATTTTTTAACAGTTTCTATCAATATATTCTTTCATTGATATTTGTAAATTATTTAAATATTCATTAAATACAGGATCATCTGGATGCTTATTATGATCTATATTTATTGGATTATTACATATAAATTGATGATTCATATTACTATTATGATCATATGATTTATTAGTTGGATTATCTACATGATATATCATTGTTGAATACATTTTATTATCAATATCTGAAAATATATTTAATAAGATAGTTTTATTATCAGTATCTTCATCATTTTCATTTTTTTGAGCATTTTCTTTATATAAAACTAATAAAAAACGATTAAAAATAACATTTGATTGCCATTTTTTTGGTATATTCATCTTTTGATATTTATATAATCCAACTTGTGTATACACGGGCATATATTTTCCATCTTCTACATAAAATAATTTATTAACATTACCAAATACAAAAGATTTAATTACATTTCTATCAACATTTAATTCATTCCTAACTGAACTACTATTTATATATTCATAATACTTACTATCTATATTTAATATATTTTTGTATCCAAAATATTTTGTTCTAAATTCATCTATAATTTTTATAAACATAATATAATTAATACCATGTAAACGACACCATTCTTTAATTCCGACAAGAATATAATCATCTATTTTTTCTGCTTTATTTTGAAGGAATAATTTTTCACTAAATATTTCAATATTATTATTTTTTAATAATAAATCTACTTGATCATTATATTCTTTTGTTGATAATTCTGAAAAAATCTTATTTTTATATTTTACATAGTTTTCTTTATATTTTTCCTCTAATTCTATCTTTTTATTAGAAAAAGTATTCTCTAATAATATATGACGATATACTCCCATAAATGATGTAAATATCTTATTAATTACTAACAAATCTGATTGAGAATCTGAAAATATCTTTTTAAAAATAGTGATATTATCAATTATCGCATACAAATCATATTTAACTTGTAATAAAAAATAAACAATAAATAAAACATTTTCAAATACACCTAATTTAAATCCAATAACTATAGGATGTAATAAATTTATATCTAATAATTTATCTGTTTTTTGTCTAATTTCAAATAATTTTTCGACTATTTTAGCTTTATACATATTATCAGATTTATCTCTATAGATATATAAATCATTTATTAATGGAATTAATATTTTATTTGTTGTATTTTTCTTAATTTTATAACTTTCAGATTTATATTTGTCTGATAATAATCTTGTATTTTCATCTCTATACTTACCATATTCTATTTCTAATGGATGTATTAAATAAAATCCTAATTTGTCATCCAATATATTAGATGTATTTAATCCATCTGCCCCAAATGGAACTATATTTTCATAAGTTTCTTTATATATTTTTATATTATTACCCAATTTTTCATTATAATATAACTTTTTTGAATAATGTGAAAATGTTAAATATTGTTTTTGTATAAATAATACAAATGAATTTCTATAGGATAAACTATCAACATCACCATTTGGTGGTTCTGAAAATATGTCTATTTCAGTATTTAATTGTATATAAATATCAAATGGATCACCATTAGAAGCATCTATATTTTTTTCATAATCATAATTAAAAGGATAATAATCATAATTATATCCTTCCTTGAAATATAAATTTGAACTTGTAAATATTAATATTTCATTTGAAAAATTTTTTTTACAAATATCATATATTGGAACTATATTTAAACGGGCATCTTTAGGATAAGTGTAGTAAACACTTCCAGATGATACACGACCAACTCTGCCTTTTCTTTGTAATCTGGATGCTTCAGATATTTTTATTGATTCCATATTATTTGTTCCAGTATCATAATTATAAGCAACATTCCAATTATATCCAGTATCAATAACAAATTTTAATGAATTAATTGTAATAGATGCTTCTGCTATATTAGTGCTTACTATTAAAATACGATCATATCTATTTCCAGTATTTATATCTTCCGGTTTATATTTTTCATTTAATACATCATGAATATACCTTCTGTCAAAATTATATGTTCTCTTAATCTTTTCTAAATTTTGGGTTATTAAATTTTTTGAATCTTCGGGCAAATCACTATAAAATGGGATCGCAAGTGTATTTATTGGTAACTTAATATTTAATTCATCTACCAATTTTATAATTTTTTTTGTTGTTGTACAAAATAATAAGATATCATTATTAATTGGACTGTTATTATTACAAATTTCTATAGCATATTCAACCGCCTTTACATATGCCTTATCTTCTGGTAAATCAATCTCATGATATACTTCAGATATAACATATTGAGTTCCTTCACCAGGAGGTGATATATGTATTCTACGATCAATTACAACTCTATCTAATAATTCATTAAATTCATGTTTATCAACTATTTCAGTATTTTTTAAATTATCTCTAATTGGATATTTTAAATTATCATTAATATTACGGTAATACATACGATATATAGGATCGTCTAAATCCATTGTTGCTGAAATGATATATAATCTTAAATCATTATTTAAAAATACGGAACCTCTTAATAAAGATAATATAATATCCATATTTGAATTATGCTCATGTGATTCATCAATAATTATAATATCATATAAATTTTTGGATGAAATATTTTTAAATTTAGATTCTTTTATTCGTGTATTTAAAAGCTGTTTTATTAATGGAGATTTTTGTATCTCTACTAATAATGTGCCATCAGTGACTATTCTTAAATAATAACGTTGATCATCTTCTATATGATCACCTTTTTCATATTTATATTGTATTATTCCATTTTCTGTTTTTACCTCAGTTTTATAAAATGTATTATATGCTGTTATATCAACACCTAATTCACTTGATATTCTTTGAGCATTATTAACTGTTGGAGAAATACGCGGTTGGGTGCATACTATTTTTCCATCAAACTTTTTATCTATTGCTTTTAAACCATATAATAATAATTTAGGTGTTTGTGTTGATTTACCAACACCTGTCGCACCAGTTAACATAACAACACGTTGATTTATAAAATGATTAAAAAAATTAATTTGACTTACCCAGTCCATCGCATAATAACTATACCAATCTAAATCACCACTTGCTAATCTATCAAAATAAGATTCTTCCTTAAGATTACGATTATTAATTATTATTGGTAAATTTTGATAATAATTATCTGTTAAATAATAATATGCTTTTTTATATTTTGAAAGATGTTTTTTTAATAAATCTTTACTTAGATCTGTTTTAATATTTTCTTTATCAAATTTTTCATCCCTAATTATATATTCTGATAATAATCCCCGTTTTGCTAAACATTCAAAAGTTATATCTAATATACTATTATTAATACATCTAACTATTTGAATATTTATTTTTATAATTAAATCTCTTGATAAGTTTTGATCTTCATATTTTAAACCTATGTTATTTCTCTGACCAAAAGATCTTTTAATTTTTCTATCATATTCTTCATTATATATATCGAATTTAATTGGAAAAGTTTGAATAATAAAATCGTTTATAACTTGCTTATCTATATCTGCTTTAGAATCATATAAATATATAGCAGTATCTGCTTTAAAGTCTTTTTGTTTTGGATCACTTATTTGCTGATTATTTCTATCCATATACCATAAAGATTTTGAATAATTATATACAGTTTTATATGATATATTATATATCGATGGTAATTGTGATTTAATTATATGTAAATCATAATAATGTTCTTTTTTTTCGTATGTTGGTGTTTTATTTTGAATATATTCACTTAATTTAATAATTTTTTTATTACTACTATTACTTGTTGAAACATCATTAAACATTTTATAACCATACCATGAGGTTGATAATTGTAATATTTGATTTCTTATAAAATCATATAAATAATATTTATCTATTTTATTATAATTATCTAACATTATTTTGTAATTTTTAATTATAAACTCGCGCGTATAATCAATATCTTGATCTTCTTGTTGATCATCATCATCATCATCTAAATCTATAATTTTTTTATAGCCTTTTTTTGATAATTCGTCATCTTTATAAGGATATTTAGTATCAAAAAATATAAAAAAATTATAAGCAAATTCTTTAATTAATTTATAAGAATATCCAAAACATTCATCTTCATTTATAAGATGACTCATAAAATAATCCATATTTGTACTAAATAATGTTTTATCTGCTTCATCTAATATTAACCATTTATTATTAAGTTTATTATCTATTATTTTATATACTGGATATATTTTGTTTAATATATCAATAAACATCATATCTTCACCTTTAATATTTCTTTCATATAATAACCATTTATAGTCAAGAACATTTTTATATAAATCATTTACAAGTGTATCAAATATTTCAGCAATTGGCAAACATCTTTCTTCAAAATATTTATTTTCTTTTTTATAATATTCAATTGAATTTTTATATAATTGACATTCATAATATTTATCTAATATAACTGGAACAATATTAATCCAATTTATATACATCTTATATGACATGCGATTAATAGTTTGTTTTAATAATTCAAAATTAATTTCAATATCTTTTGTAGAATACTTATATTCATTAAATTTTTTGGTATTTTTATCCCAATAACCACGACTGTATTGAAAATTACTTATCGCATATTTATCATTCTCTTTTAATACTGTTATATCTTCTAAACGTTTAATTTTTTTATATTTAGCAAAGTCATCTTTATCATCTATAAATGGTAAGAATAAATTTAATACAGCAATAATTTCACTATTATTTTTTCTTGTTAGTTGTTGAAAAAACTTTGACTTATCTGTATCCTTAATCAAAAATTTAATATAAATATAATCTATTAATTCGTGACATTTGTTTGCTACATATGAAAATTCATCAATATTTAAATTTATTAATTTTGACTTTATACAATTATTAATATATTCTTTATTTTCTTTTGTTAGAAACATATTCTAATATATATAATAATTTTTATTAAATATTGTGAACTACCAAATTAAAAAAAATTGATTAATATACATAATAAGTTAAGTTTTTAAGGATTATAAAGTTAACCATGTTTAATACAACTCAAGTAGAATATAATGATGAACTATACGCATTTGAAAAAATTCCTAAATATATTGATTCAGATGAATTAAAATATATTCAAAATATTGATCAAACCAAAGAAACAATTAAAAGTATTGAAAAAGAAATTGCGGATCATCTACTTTTAGATGAATATATTCAAAGATCAGATATTGAAACAAAGTTAAGTGCCAAGAAAAAAATAATGACGGAATTAACAGAGAAATTATCTACATTGCGTCGGGAAACAGATGAAGAAAAAGAAATTCGTGTTTTGAGTGAAAAAAATATCTTAGAAGCTGAAAGGAAAAAATTAGCTGAATTAGAATTAGAATTTAATTCAATTATTATTCCACAAATGATTGATAAAACAGAATATGTTGCTAAAAAAAAGATGTTAGAATATAATCGACTTGTTACGGAAAGAGAACAGATTAAGTTAAATAAAAATCGTGTAGGTAATTTAATTGGTAATAAACGTTTTGATATACAAAAAGCAGAAGAAAATTTACAATTTGCTTATAATCTTCCAAATGAATATAATCAAACTCTTTTAGAAATTAATAATCTTAATAAAGAAATTATGGAAGAGAGTAAAAAATTAAACTCTTTTAATAGTTTACTAAGAGATCATGCGATTATTGAAGCAAAATTAGAAATGTATAAACAAAAATTAAATGAAAATATTAAAAATTATGAAAAATATAAATTACAAGATATATCTATTATTAGCTTAAATAAAATTGATGATTATGACTCTGAAGGAAATTTATCAAGAACAATTATAAATGCTTCTGACATGTATAATAAATTAAATAAATTAGATAATAATAAACCAACAATTGAAGTTGGTAGCGATATCTTTTCTCAAAGAGAATATGACTTTTTACGTCAATACTATAATGAACGTATAAGTTTATATAATAAGTTTAATCATAAAAATAATTATTTAGATGAATTTGAAGAAGATCATCAAAAATGGTTAGATAACTGTAAAAATGATTTAAAAATAATTAAAAATAGATTAGAGGAATTAAATGGAAAGTTAAAAAATCAAATCTTTTGGACTGATACTGATCATGAAAAATATAATATTCAAAAAAAGAATATTATATCAGAACATATTAAATATTATAATAAAACGGGGGAAGAAATAAATACGAAAAATGAAATGAATTATCAAAATGTTAGATCAAATGAAGCTCGTGAAACTGGTGAAATTACTATGACACAATATTTAAGATCTATTAATTATCAGTAAATTAGTTTACTTGTTTACGATGGATCAGGTACTATTGGAATAAATATTTATCTATAGCTGTTTCTTTCATGATATCATCAAATTGATCTGTTAATTCTTTTTTCTTAAATGCTAAATTTAAAATATGTTTATCAACTGTTATTTCATTTGCTTTTAATCCAACAGCAATATAAATATATACTTTAACTTCTCTTTGATCAAATGGAACATCTTTATGAGAGCAAAAACGAATAGCTCTTCCAATAATTTGATCCATTCTACTCATATTCCAATAAGGTTCTAATATATGAACTTGTTGAACTCTTAATAATGAAACTCCTTCTTTTATACTTGGTGATCCTAATAAAATTTTTAATATACTTCCATCCACATTTTCCTTCTTATTGAAAAAATCTTTTATTAATTCTTTCTTTTCATGTGTTTCGTCTCCACTCCATATCGCAAATCTTAATTTACCTTTTCCGTGAGTCTTAAAATCTTTATATCTATGGTATTCAAGAACTTTAATAAATGATTTAATACCTCCATATTGAAGGAAATTTGAATATATAAATACTGTTCCCTTACATGATTTAATTTTTTTCATTATCTTATAGAATTTAATTGAATATAACTTTAACATATTATAATCTAATGCTTTTCCTTTAAAACTTTCAAATCCATCTTCATCAATACCTTTATTTGGATATGCTACATTTGATATAATTCTTGGTCCAATTAAAAAATTATTTGGTAAATTTAATATATCAGAATCACCGAATCTTCCAAAACCTTCTTGTTCCATTACTGTTCTATATGCCTCATATTGAAATCTACTCATTTGACATTTAACTAATTTTAAATTCTTTTTAGGAAATACATGATCTGGAGCTCCCTTATAGTAAGATATACATCCACTTAACATATTCTTTAATTTATTAACATTCTTTAATTCATAAATTGTTTCATCATTCTTCTTTTTTGTTTTTATAAACATATCATTAAATTTTGTTCCAGTTGGAAATTCATTATCTAATCTTAATAAATTTAATGTTAATCCCATCTCCATTGGTTTATCAAATATAGGAGTAGCTGATAATAATACTATTCTTAAATCTGCTGGTGCTGAATGTATTGCCTTCATAAATGTTGTATAAAAAGTTCCACATTCTGATACTATATTTTGAACTTCATCTATTAATAATAATGTATTCTTTAAACTTATTTGTTTTTCAACAGCTAAATTTACAAATTTATGATACGATAAAATAGTATAAAATTTATTTATTTTTCTTGTTGAATTAGCAATTATTGATTTGTATTCATCTTTATCAGGATTTAATTCAGATAATCTCTTTCTATCTTTATTTGATATATATTCATCTCCAGTGCAAAATGAACGTAATTCTTTATAGAAATTACCAACTAATGCTGCTGGAACTACAACCATTATCTTTTTTTTGTGTTTCCATTCTTCACAAATTTTTACACCAGCACATGTTTTACCAGCACCAATTTTATGATATATTAATAAATTTTTGTAAGGAGTTTGTGGATTAATAAATTGTGATACAAACAATTGAGGGTTTTGATATGTAAATTTAGTTGGAAAACAAATATCTTTCATGGATTGTTTTTTTTCTTTAATTCTATATTGTTTAAAAATGGTTGCTATTTTTTTCTGAAAATCATTGTCATTAGTATTTGGATATTTAATTATAGTTCTATTTAAATCTTCCATTTATTCTAACTTATAATTTATCTTATAAAAAATAATTAAGATAAATTAATTAAAAATTTATGAAATTTAATTTATTTATATACTTTATGCTAACTCAAAATCAATTTATTTCTCTCAAAAATATATATAGTTTATTAACAAATATTACCGATTATGCTTATGCTTGGAATGAAGAACTTAATTTAAATGATTCTATTGATGATCACATCGCAAAATTATCAATTATTATGGATTTGATTTCAGGATACAGTTCTTCAATAGAAGGAGAATTAGATGATATTCTTATTATTGTTGAAGAAAATTTAAAAGAATATATCTTAGAAAAATATGCTAAAGAATCAGAAGATGATACAGCAAATGAATCTGAAAATGAAACAACTTAATTTTATCTTTTTGAATTAATCCAATTAATTCAAAATTATATAGTTCTCTTAGTTCAAATATATAAAAGAAAGTATATTATTATATTATGAGCAAAAGACCAAATAATTCAGATACTGGATTAAATAATAATAAAAAATTAAAGGTTGATGATATAGAGTCTTCTAAAGTTGACCCGCCTAAAGTTGATCCTCCTAAAGTTGATCCTCCTAAAGTTGATCCTCCTAAAGTTGATCCTCCTAAAGTTGATCCTCCTAAAACAATTCTTAAATTTAAGGTAGATCCTAAAGTTAGAGAAAAAGTAATAATGAATCAAAAATTAGAAACATTAGATGATCTAATTGATTTAGCAAATAAATATGATCCAACTAAAGATTATAATTTTAATTTAAAGAGACTTCATAAGATTTTACCTCCTTTAATTAAATTAAAAAATGTTATTGGAATGAAATCTGTTAAAGATAGCATCGTTGGTCAAATTGTATTCTTCTTAAATGAATTTGATGGTGCTAAAAATCAAGATATGTTACATACAATCATTCAAGGACCTCCTGGTGTTGGAAAAACAACACTTGGTAAAATTATCGGAGAATTATATTATTATTTAGATATTATTAAACCGGTTGTTGCTAAACCTAAAGTAGCTCCTAAACCACAACCTCCAAGAAGATTAAAAATAATTACTTTTGAAGAATTATTAAATATGGAATTAGATGATTATATGAATAAAAGAACTGGTGGCAATAAAAAAGATTATAAAGAGGATAAAGAGGAAGAAGAAAAAGATACGGAAGATGATGATTGTGGATGTGATGAAGATAAAGTGGATGGATGGGGTGGTGCGGAGGGGAAGGAAGGAGAGGGGAAAGATGGATTTAAGTTTAAGATTGTAACACGAGACCAAATAATTGGTCGTTACTTGGGAGAGACGAGTATTAAGTGTAAAAAAGTAATTGATGAATGTGAAGGTGGTGTAATGTTCATTGACGAGGCATATGCTCTTGGTAATCCGGAAGGAAGAGATTCGTTCAGCAAAGAAGCAATTGATTGTATAAATCAGAATTTATCTGAAAAAAAATGTAATTTTCTCTGTATAATAGCAGGTTATAAAGATGCTCTTGATAAATGTTTTTTCTCATATAATGAAGGTCTTCGTCGTCGTTTTCCATTTGTATACACTATTGAAAAATATACTCCTGAAGAATTATGTTTAATATATAAGAATATGGTAAAAGAAATAGGATGGAATGCGGAAGAAATACCTGAAAAATTTTTTAAAGATAATTATGATTGTTTTGAAAACATGGGCGGAGATATTGAAATTTTGATGCTTCTTACAAAAATTGAAAGTGCTAAAAGAACTTTATTTATACCAGAAGAAAGAAAAAAAATAAATTTAAAGGATTTAGAAAAATCATTTAAACAATTTAGAATAAATAAAGATCTTAAAATGGACAAAGATGATGCGAAAGATGCTTCTTGGCGAAGTATGTATACCTAAACTTGTGAATTAACTAATGGAACATTAAATTGATTTGCTTCTTTTGCTTGTGCGATGGCGCGCATTTTTCTTTCATGAAATTTAATGATTTGAACAATAAGCATCCAACATAAGGTGAAAAATCCAATTAAGACGAATAAACCACCAATCGCACCAACAAAATAAATCAAATTTAAAATACTTCCAAGATGCATATCCATATGATAAAATTAATAAGTAATATTATTAAATTCAAATATTTATATCCAAATATATGAATTTTATTTAATTATTTAATTATTTAATTATTTAATTATTTAATTATTTAATTACGGATTTCCATGTTAGTTTTGAGCCATTCAGGTGGATTTATGCCGAACATTCTGAGAACACTCCAGATGATCCACCATTTGAAGAACCAGAAAATTATTGATACTACGATGATACCAATTGCGATACCAACAACTGGTCCAGAGTTTTGTTTTCTCATTTCAGAAGATGATTTTTGAGCCATTTTTATAGTATATATAAAATAAGATAAGATAATATTATTGATTATAATATTATTTAATCTATACTATTTATAAATCTTTAGCGGGAAAGGATTTTTGATTGAATTTGCCAAATAACAATTGTGTAATATAATGATCCTAATGAAAGAAGAACAGCTAAAACAATTAATGCAATTGTTCCAGCTGATAATTTATTTGATTTGGCACCTGAATTAGAATCACTTCCTGAGTAAGAGTTAGATGTAGATGACATTGTAGATACATCGGTTTTTGAAAGCATAGGTTGAGGAATACGTTTAGACATATGTATGTATATATATATATATCGAGGAAATTAAATTTAATATTGAATAAATATTAAATTTTATTAGTGCTAAAAAACTAAATCAATTTATTTATTTTTATTTTTATTTTTTATTCATTCCAAATAAACCTAATAATACTTTCCATTGATAGTAAGTAAATAATGCGCTACCAATAAACATTAATAAGATAACTACTATAGCAGCAATAGATAAACCAGTCGCTTTTGGCTTATTATCAGAAACTGTGCTTGTTGGTAATGGCGAGGATGTTGTTTGTAGAGGTTTATCTGGAGTAAGAACTACAGGCCTTTCAGGTTGCATAACTATTTTTCCCATCTATAAGTGTATATATATAGATTAGAAACTAAATTAAATTTATTTTTTTAATTATATTTATATTTATAATATATATAATGGATATCCCGAACCTTATTAATGAAAACACTATATTCTTTTTAAATGATTCTATATTGTGGTCAGCAAATGTTGGTGGCAAATCACTACAACATGTAATCAATCTTCGAAAAGTATTAGATAATGCTGAATTAAGACAATTAATAGTTACAAAATTAGATATTGTATCAGATGAAATATATACAAAGTATCTAAACTTTCTCCAACCTGGAATACCACAAGTTAATATAAATCATGAAAACAATGAAACAAAAATAAATCAAACTGTAATTCAAACTGTAATTTTAGATAATATTGAAGCTAATTATGAGATAATTTTAACAAAATTAAAAACTGAACCAATATACATTAAATTTGGATCAAGAGCTAATACTAAATCTGAAGGAAGACATGCTGTATCAATTGTAGTTGAAAAAAAAAGTACATCGTATAAAATATATATAGGTAATTGTGGTTATGGTGGAAATTACCATGACACAAAAATGGATGATTCAATTTATAACGAATCTATTATTGAATTTGATAATATTTCAGAATTAAAATTTAAGCATTTCTTCTTTTTTATATCTCTAAATCATTCTATAGATGAATTTTATAATGTTTCTGTACCTTTATTACTTTCTAAAGATTTAACATTTGATGGTCAAAATATTTATAAAAATTTAATAAAAGATTATAACCATAAAGATGATAATTATTCAGAAATGCAATTTATTGGTTCATGTTCTTGGACTGCAGTTGTATTTGCCGCACAGATATTTATGACATCTATTAATAATGTTTCAAAGAAAAATGTTGAAAATTTCTTCTTAGTTTGTCGTTTCTTTATTTATAAAAAATTCCTTGAACATATTAATGGTCTTCCAGGGCCAGATATAGAAAAATTTTTAAAATCTAAAGTTTTTGATACTGAAAAAGATCCTCCTGAAGATTCTCATGATTTTCTTTTATTAAGAACTACATTTCATTCACTTTATGAATTATTTAGTAATAAAACAACTGAATATTACACTGATAAGACAGAAATTAATGATTTAATTAAAGAAATTATTATAGAAGAAAATAAAGTTATTGATAAAATAAAGAACAGTTCATCACCTCTTAATTTTACAATTTCTTCAACAATTAATAATAATATAACAAGTGAAATTGATTATGATTCAAGCGTTCCTCAAGGTGTAATTCATTCAAGAAATTTTAATGAATATATAAAAACTACAGTTCCAGAATTAAAAATTGTAGATGAATTTAATAAATTTAATTATTTAAAGGAATTTTCAGATAATTTTGATTCATCTTTTTCCGAATATTTTTTTAAAGATATTCATAATCTTAATAAATATAATACTTTTTCAACCACACTAACTAATATAATTAGTGATATAAGTAATATTAAAAAAATATTCCTAGATAATAATACAAAAAATTTTTATAATAATGAAGTTTTAAGTGCTGATTTTTTGTTATTTTTAATAATTATGAATCACTATTTACATCAATTAGGATTGAGTGATTATAATGATACTACTAATGGAAAAGGATTAATAAAAGATTGGAACAATAAATATACTGATATGAAAGTCCTAAATATAAGAACATATGATATTTTTAAGGAAGCTTATAACAAATTAATTAATAGGAATTTATTACACTTTATTACAGAAAATACACTCGTTAATAATTTATTTGTTGATAGAGGTTATATGATGAATACAACCCTAAAAATAAAAAAGGATACAAAATTATATGAAATTAGATATGCTATAAATAAAAATAATATTTCTCAAATGAATATAATTAGATTAACAAAACCAGTAAAAGATACACAAACAGAGATTTTAAATATTTTAAAAAGTCACTTTGATTCTATTTTAGGACCCAGAACGATTAGTGAGATATTCAGCGACTTATTTGATAAATCATGGAATAATAGTGATAATTATAAGACTTTAGTTGATAAATTTGATAGTGAATCAAAATTAGAAAAATATAAAAATATACAATATAGTGATCATTTGAAAAATTCTTCTGGATCAATTATTGAAAGATTATCAATTACAACTGATAATAAAAAAAAAATTACTCACAAAAGTATAGCAATTAATAATGGCACTATATTAACAAATAATCCTGTTTATAAAGATTTACAATTTACTGGTGATAAGATTGAAACAAAACACATTAGTGAAGATAAAAATTTTTCAAGAGGAACAAATATGAGATTTGATATATTTAATAAAACAGATGTTACAGATTATAAAGACAATATTTGGAAAGGTGAGGGTGATAAACCAAATAAATTTGATATACATGATACAATATTAGATGAAGTATGTAATTATTTAGCATATAAGTATTGTGTTGAAATTTGGAATTATATTAGAGACCCATCAATAGATATACTTAAAAATGAACCATATAAATGTGGATCTAAATACGTGATAGAATCTAAGGTAGAGGATAATCCTGATTTAAATGATCCTACTGTAGTGTTTTCCAAAGAAGAAGCTTTAAAGATTGCGAATGCTGCTATTGGAAATGATTTTGATAAATATAATCAAAGGAAATATACTAGTGAATATAACAATATATATGATAATCCACCTGGTGCGAAATTATATAAAAAATTTCCACATCTATTCGTACCATTAAAAGTAACAAACACCTATAATGTACTAATATGGATGGAAAATGAGGGTCACACAATTGGTGAGTATTATAAATATCCTTCTCTTAAAGATAGAAATAAAGATAAATATTTAGTGACTAAATCATGGAGTAACATTATACGTATAAATTCTGTAGAACCAAAATTATATAGTGACTGTCCAACAGTAGATTATTACACAAAGAAATCTATTAATCCAAGAGTTTATAGTAAATATTCAGTAAATTCTCAAGATGGTCAGAATATTGATGATACTTTATATCAAATAAAAAAAGATTTAGAAGCACCACAATTCACTAATACATATGCTAGATTATATCAATTATTTAAAGATAAATATAAAAAAGATATTGATTATATTGTATCAAATTATATATTTATTGAAATGGCTAATAAATTTATTAATTTCAAAGAGGAATATGAAAATGAAATAACTAAAAAAAATATTCCAGAAATAATTAGAGGTATGATAAATAAAGATACAAAATGGATAGAACCAAAAAAAAGACCTTATTATGATTCTACGCAATATACATTACCTTTTTTTGTAAATGACTTTTTATTTGATGATATGAACAAAGTAAGATTAATAAAAGATATAAATAATATAATACCAAATATATACTTATTGCCAGGTATAGATAGTCATAGAAATAAAAGTAGTAATATTCAAAACAAACTTATTACATTAAATATGGGTAAATTAGAATATAATAACTACGCTGATAATTTATTAAATAATTATAATTTTGTAAATTTAGAAGATATTATAAATTATCTTAGTAAAATTGAAAATATGACAATACCTGATATTGAAAAAAAAACAGAATTATTATTACTATATTTATTAATTTTTGTAGTTTATAATAAAGATAAATTAAAATTAAATGCAGTTCTAAAAAATAGATTAGATGATATAATCTCAATACTAAATTCTATTTTAAGAAAAAGCACATCAAGGTGTTTTAAAGAAACACATGCTGATATTATTCAAAAATATAAAGAAATTATTGGTTGTATAGAGAATATAATTAATTCTAATTATAATGGAATTGTTCTTTCTGATGCTTTTTCAATAGATAATAATGATGTTAAATTTTTTAATTTTGAAAAAAAATATTTGACAGAAACTATTGTATTTATTGAAGATGGATTAAATCTTCAAAAATTATATGACGACACTACTCCAGACAAAAAAGGTACAATTTTAAATATTGGAAAAATGAAAAAAATTGAGGATTTATATAATACTGATTCAAATAAAGAATTTGTTAAAATTATTGATTATTTTGATATTAATAAATCCTATCACATGACTTATGATAATAAATATTTTAAAAAGAATATACCTCTTGTTTATAAAAATGTAAAATCTGGTGATATTTCATTTGATTCTATTTTAGTTAAACCAATGAATGCCATATTTGGAGAGAAATATGATTACTACAATATCTCTAACAGTTCTCGTATATTTTTAGATAATTCTAATGGTAATAGAGAAAAAGTTATTATAGCAAATGAAATTGAATTACCTCCATATTTCTTAGATAATTTCATAATATTAGAAAATCAAAATACAAGATTATTATCTTTCTTAGATATAAATAATAATTTTAATTATGAATTAAAAGGAGATATTGCGAATATATCTACTAAAATAGAATTTAATAATATAGCATATGATTGTCAATTATTAAAATATAATGATATAAATTATAAAAATTTTATTGATACAAATAAAATAAATAATATTGATTTATATTCAAATTGTATATCATTTAAAGATCAAGACCCTGGTTCAAATATTATATTTTTATACTATCCTTATTTAAATTTATTATTAAAGTGTTTTAATAATCTTGGAGTTAATACAATTCATGTTCAATTTATTAAGAGTTTAATACCTACAATAAAACACACAAATAAACAAATATTTGATACTATAAATGATATGAATGATAATACTGTATATGAATGTTTAAATAATAAGAAAAATTATAATTACATAATTGAGAATAATCAAAATGTCATGTTAATTGCTGATTTAAAAAATAATAAAAATATAAAAATTGTATACTTTATCCACTATTCAAAAACTCCAGAAAATTTATTTGAAGAAACTAAAACTGATAATTCAAAACAAGAAAAAGAAGAAAAAACATATTTATACAAATATGGTCAAAACTATGTTCAAAGCAAACCACTTTATGGAAATATTGAGTTATATACACATTCTGAAGATGATAAGAAAGATGCTATATTCTATTTTGGTCCAGAAGAAGACCATCCATTGGATAACTTATTGTTATTAAAAGGATATGAATATAGTAGTAAAGATAAAAGTAACAATAAAAATATATATTATCAAGGAAATAAATATTCAACTAAAGTAGTTAGTTTAAATTGTTCTATAGTAAATGATATAAATAATATTGCTAAAATAGATATTGGTTCAATTAATTTTAATAATATATATGAAGCATTTCAATTATTTTATATAGCTACATTAAATGTTAATTACTATTTATCAAAATATGCGTATGAATATATTACAAAAACATTAAAAATGTCAGATTTAATTAATGGAGATTTTTACGTTTATTTAAATCCAATCCATACATATTTTCCATATTCAAAAATGATATATACAGCCCTATATAATATTCAAAACGAAGTAGATAAATCACAAATATTTAATTTATTAATTCTTAATAAACATACTCCAGATAAACTTAAAATGAAAAAAATATTCTTTGATAAAGTTTGTAGTAATACACACAGAGAACCATATCAGATTTTATATCCTCAAAGATTTATTTCTACATTAGAATCTGGTAATAATACTCGAATTGGATTTCAGAATTATATTTATAAAGGAAAAAAAATAATTGGAGATATTATTGATATAACTCCTTTAAAATTAACTAAAGTATCTGAATTTAAAGATAAATATGAACATTCAATTCATTCAATTATTATCAATTTTATTTTGAGACAAATAGATTATGACACATTAACTGGAGACGTAGATAAAAAAAAATATATTGTTGCGATGCCTACAAAAAAATTAAATAAACAACAATCTGTTATATATGATATTTTACTTTTAAATAAAGAGAATGCTCTTAAATATATTGGATTAAGCGATGAAATAAGTATTCCAATAAAAAAATCTGATTCTTTTGAAGGAACTATTAAACTTTCTGATACAAATAGAAAGATTTCTTTTAATATTATAGAAATTTCAGATCTTAAACCTTATTTATTAGATATTGAAAATAATTCTGATTTTTTTAAGGATGGAAGTGTAAGTGGAATTACTAGAAAAAATTTAGAATTAAAAGAAATAGAAGATATTAATACAAAAACAAAAGTGGATCCAATTTATAAATATGATGCTTTAATAGATTCTTGTAGTATAACTACAGATAAAGTTGGAGAACAAATAGATAAATATAAGGCAAATTCATTTAAATATACTATTACAAACCAACCTAATTTTATAAAAACAATGTATGATATATTAAAAGAAAAATATGATAATTGTAATACAAAAATTGCGGAATATAAAGCATATGAAGAAGAAATCAATCTTAGATACGATATTATGACCAGAACAGATGACGTTAAATTAGCAGAATTATTATTTTATAAAACATTAAGAGAAAAATATGAAATAGCTATTTATAAATTAGGTGTAAAATTAGATGACGGTACGGAAATTTCATCCGATTTTAGAAAAACTGTATATGATGTTATAACAAATATTGATGATTATATGATAGCAACACTTGTAAACCCTGGATACTTATATGATTTAGATAAAGAAAGATATGTCCAGAAAGATTATTTTAAGATTAATACTCTTATTATCTTTTTTGATTATTTAATGAGTTTACAAGGTAGAAGTATTGGTAAGAAATATGGTGGAACTGTTATGAGAAGAGAACAGATGACATTAATAAACGATATTATATCATCTGATTCTAATATTAAATGTGGTAATAAATTTTATCAATTAATTATGGGAGCAGGTAAGAGTTCATATATTTCTCCATTATTAAGTTTATTATTAATTGCTAACGGTAAATATCCAATCCTTGTATTGCCTGATTATTTAGTTGAACCTGGTAAAAAGAATTTTAACATCTTAAGTAATTTTGGTATTCAAACAATTAATAAAAAGATTGAAAGAGATGCTCAAAAAGATAGTTCTTATATATTTGATGAAATAAGTGGTAATAATATAGAAAATATAAATTTCTTATTTAGTGATACATCTATTAAAGCAATTTTATTAAACGTAATGAATAAAGATAGTATTGAAAAATATAATTACTTAAAAAATAAAATGGAGAATGCTTTTATAATTTTTGACGAAGTTGATGATATATCACATCCTTTTAAATGCGAATTAAATTACCCATTAAGTAGCACTAGAAAGAAAGTAGATAATTTAAGAGAAAAAGTTGAGTTTTTAACTAATTTCTTAAAATTATTCTTTGTTGAAGAAATTAATAATGAATATAATGATAAAAAACGTAAGCATACAGATATTTTTGGCAAAATAGAATCAAAGTATGATTTTGAAAATATAAATATTATTGACAAAGGTAATAATATTACATTATATCAATACAGTCATAAATATAAAATAGATGAGGAAAATTTAAAAAAATTATTTAATGATCGCAAGGACGCAATATTAGATTGTGTTGTCCAATTTATTAAAGAGCTTAAAGATATTATGACAATTGATGATCTTGTAAACCAAACAAAATTTGAACAAGTAATAAAAGATAATAAGCCTGTATTAGATAACCCAGATATCGTCAAAAAATTAGATTTCTTACATGGTTTCTTTTTTAATACTCTAAATACCATATTTACATCAGAAAATAGAAAAGATTTTGGAACAGTGTATTTAATTGGTAATGATAACAAAAATCCTTTAACAAAAGAAAAAAATAATTTTATTGCGATTCCATTTAAAGGCGTTGATAGTCCATCATTTACATCAGAATTTGCAGATATTAATATTACTTTAGCATATACAATAATTGCTTATTTTGCGAATAAATATATTTTCAGAATAGAAGAAATTATGGAAATTATTAAAAAATTTAAAATAGTATATGAAAGAGATCCAAATGATTGGAAAAAACAAGCAGAATATTCTATGTTTAATGATTTAATAACTGGTATAACGGGATGGAAACTTAATGATCCTGACGCAAATACTAAATTTGATATTACAAAAATTGAAAAGATTCTATTTAATCCTAAATATCCACATGCTTCAATTACAAAATATGAAGATAAAACTGAAAGAAAGAAAAAATTAATTGATACTTTTATAAGAGATCCCTATATAATAAATAATCTAAACAGTTATATTCATGAATACGAATATCAATTAAATGCTACATTTAGTGATATTTCATCTTCAGATTTTTGTGTAAATAGAAGTGGTTTCTCTGGAACACCTTATTTCTTAGCACCAATTGATAGGACTGATAAGAAGATCATTCAATATGAACCTAAAGCAGATCCTAATGCTGAAGGCAGTATATTTTATTCTATATTAAACGAAAATGTTAAGATTAAATTAATTAAAGAAAAAACAGACATTTACAATATATTAAAAAATAATATTGATGGATCATCATCAGCAACTTATGATAATTCTTATAAAACATTAATTGATATTGGAGCATATTTTGTAGGATTAAATCCAAAACAAACAGCTATAGATATATTAGAAAATTGCCCACAATATAATCATGCTGTTTATATAAATGAAGATGATAAACAATTTTACGTAGAAAAAGATAGATCAGGAAAAATAATTGAACATGGTGAAGTAAATGATAAATCATTTTTAGGTATTCAAAATAATAACTTTATTGTATTTTATGATCAAAAACATATTACTGGAATTGATGTTAAATATATGCCCTTAGATGCGGTTGGATTAGTTCTCATTAAAAATAAAACAACTATAAGAGATTATGGTCAAGGAACATATAGATTAAGAAAAATTAATATTACTCAAAAAACTCATATATGTATAGATGAAAAAATCAATACTGATTTAAAAATAAATTTAGCTGGAATGACATCAGTATCAGACAATATTGATGATAAATTATCAATATTAAAATTATTATATACAAATGAAAACAATATGAAAAATGCTAAGATTCAATTACAAGCTATTCATAATTATAGAACAGTATTCAGATATCACTTATTAAATAATGGTATCAATAAGTTTATATTTTCAACAAAATTTAAAGATTTAGCAATAAATGTTTTCTTAATTATGGCTTCTAAACCAATCATAAAAGATATAAAAGATATTGGTAAAAATATACAACAAATTTATATAGATTATATTATATCTTTAAATGATGAATTTAAAAAGTTTGGAACTTACTCTAAATTAAATGTAAAGTTAGCCCAATTAATAGAATTAATTAAAATTTCACAAAAAATGGCTGTAGTTGCACAAGCTCAAGCACAAGCGCAGGCTCAAGCTCAAATACAACAACAACAAGAAAAAGAACAAGAACAAGAAAATATTATGTTATCTATATTTAATAATTTATATGATTTTGATCTTCGTGAGGATAATCAAACTTATCTTATTAGTGATTTAGTTAATTTTAAATTTGATATGTCGGATATTTTTGTACATGATATATCTAAATCAAATGAATTTGGTAAGCAAACATTAATTACCAATGGATTTGATAAAATATTTTTAATAACAAAATTATTTAAGTTTAAATATTTAAATTTAATTTATGACACAAGAGAAAACATGTATCCAGTAGTAGATGCTGGTCAAAAAAAAGGAAAACCCGAGTATGTATTTAAAGTTGTAAAAACATATGATACAGATAAATACATTATTATGACACAAGAAGAATGGTTACAATTAAGATCCTATTCTGAAAATAATTATATGATTGAACATTTATCAACAAAATATAATTTTAACCTAAACTCAAATAATACATTTATTGATTTTAAATTACATGAATATTTACCAGAATTTATAACCCTACTTAATTACATAACTGATAAACCAATTAATAATACAACACATCTAATATTCATGATTGAAAACTTGTTATATAATATAGTTGATCCTAAAAGAATTGATCGATCAATCTACAATTTTATTTCTAATATATATACAGCAGAATCATACAAGAATAGTGGAAATAATTTTCAATCAAAATTAATTACAAATATGAATAACTTTATACTAATAAAATTTTATGCTCCAGGAAATAATTTAATTATAAATAGTAGTAATTTATTAGATTTTTTAAACTCTATTGATGACGATACTGGCATTGCTGATAATACTAAAATAACTCCTGCTGATGAAAAAGAAATTAAAAAATTTTTTGCTCAAATTATTACTGAAAATAAATTAATAGAAACAATAGAATCAATTAGTAAAGGAAATCCCAAACATTTAGATTATAAAGATGAAAATTTTATTTCAAAGACAATAAAATATATCAAAAATATCTTTCAAAAGATTGATAATACAATCGCAACCAAATCTTATATTAATGGATTATTAATAGATACACTAAATATAAATTCAGAAAATCTTATGCCAAAAGAAACACAACAATCTATTTATAAAGACATCATTAATAAATTATTACCATAGAATATTATTTACTTAACCATAAAATATTAATTATTTTTATTTCATGGTAACGTTATACCAAAAATTTATGAACTAAATTTTGGTTTATGTCAACACTAAATAATAAATTTAAGAACTCTTTGGAGTTTTAAATTTATTATTTTATGGTTTCATTGCTATTATAAAAAAATTGACATGTAGCCTTTGGCTGCCCAGCAATTTTTTTATAGCATCAACCATTTAGTTGATGTTCTAAAAAAATGGACATGTGGATCAGCAAAGCTGATCTGCCCAGCAATTTTTTTATAGCATAACTTAGAAGTTATGTTCCAAAAAAATGGACATGTGGATCAGCAAAGCTGATCTGCCCAGCAATTTTTTTATAGCATAACTTAGAAGTTATGTTCCAAAAAAATTGATAAATAAAATATTTTAGATTAATATATCAAATGTATAATAAAACAACAATGTTCGTCTTAAAAAGAGATAATACACGTGAGGAGATATCCTTTGATAAGATCACCTCCAGACTCCAACAATTGGCTTCTGGATTAGATCGTGTTAAGGTTCATAATGTTTCTTTAAAGACAATTAATAGTATTTATGATGGGATATCAACTGGTGAATTAGATACTGTTAGTGCGAATATTTGTGCTACATTAGCTTCAACAGATTTTCAATATAATTTCTTAGGTGGAAGAATTTTAGTAAGCAGTGCTGAAAAAAATATAAAGATACTTTTAGGAGAAAATGATAATTTTACTGGTAGAATGAATTATATTCAAACAAATTATAATAAATTATACAATAGAGATTACCTACTACCTGATATGCTTCAATATGTAAATGATAATAAAGATGTTCTGAATAATATGATTGACTATTCACGTAATTATACATTTGAATTCTTCGGTTATAAAACTCTCGAAAAATCCTATCTAATTAAATTTAACGAAAAACCTGTCGAAAGTCCTCAAGATTTATTTCTTCGTGTCGCAGTAAGCATCCACTTTAAACAAAATAATCTTGATCTCATCAAGAAAACTTATGATTATGTATCTAATGGACTAATGACTCACGCAACACCAACTCTTTTTAATGCTGGTATCATCAACGGTCAATACGCAAGTTGCTTTTTATTAGGCACTGAAGACAGTATTGAAGGAATGTATGATACTGCCAAACATTGTGCTCTTATTAGCAAGGGAGCGGGTGGTATTGGTGTTCACATCAGTAATATTCGTGCTAAAAATTCTAATATCAAAGGAACCAATGGAAAAAGTAATGGCATTGTAAGATTTATGAAAGTTCTTGATGCTGAATCAGCTCACGTAAATCAAGGCGGTAAGAGACCTGCTTCATTTGCTATTTACTTAGAACCTTGGCATGCTGATATTAAAGATTTTCTTGAATTAAAGAAACAAACAGGTGCTGACAGTGAAAGATGTCGTAATCTTTTCTTGGCTCTATGGATTCCCGACTTATTTATGAGAGCGATTCAATTAGATGATGATTGGTATTTAATGAGTCCAGATGAATGTCCTGGATTAAATGAAGTTTATGGCAAAGAATTTGAAACATTATACAATAAATATGTAAGCGAAGGAAAATACAGAGAAAAAGTTAAAGCTTTAGATATTTGGGAAAGAGTACTTGTTTCTCAGCTTGAAACAGGTGTTCCTTACATCGCTTACAAAGATAGAGTTAATGAAAGAAACAACCAGAAAAATATTGGAATTATCAAGAGCAGCAATTTATGCTGTGAAATCAATGAAGTATCTGATTCTAAGACACATTCCGTATGTAATCTTGCTTCAATCGCAGTTAATAAATTCTTTGAAGATGGTGTATATAACTACGATAAATTAAGAGAAGTAAGTAAATTAGTAACAATTAACTTAAATAGAGTTATTGACATTAATAGTTATCCAACTGCTGAATCTAAAAAGACTAACTTTGATCACAGACCAATTGGTGTCGGCATTCAAGGCTTAGCAGATTTATTCTGTATGATGAAACTACCTTTTGAGAGTAGCGAGGCAATTGAATTAGATGCTAAAATCATGGAAACAATTTATTATGGATGTGTAGAAGGTTCTGCTGAATTAGCTGAAACTGAAGGATCTTATAGTCATTTTGAAGGTAGTGATTTCCAAAAAGGTATCTTACAATTTGATTATTCTAAAGCTAAAACAACTTTGGATTGGGATAGTCTTAAGGTTAAAGTAATGAAAGGTATGAGAAACTCACTCCTTACAACTTGTATGCCAACAGCATCAACCAGTCAAATTCTTGGTAATAATGAATGTTTTGAACCTTATACATCTAATATCTATACTCGCAGCACTCAAGCTGGAGAATTTATTATGATCAACAAACATTTAATGAAAGAATTAGTTGATCTAAATTTATGGAATAATGATATGAGAGAACAAATCATTATTAATAATGGATCAATCCAAGCAATTGACGGAATTTCAGATTCATTAAAGGAAATCTATAAAACTGTATGGGAAATCAAACAAAAATCAATTATTGATCACTCTAAAGCTCGCGGAGCTTTTGTTGATCAAGCCCAATCACAAAATTTATTCTTTCCTGAACCTGACACTCAAAAGCTAACGAGTGCCCTAATTTATGGATGGAGAGCTGGTCTTAAAACAGGAATGTATTACTTAAGAACTAAACCAGCAACATCTGCTATTAAATTTACAATTGATGCTAATAAAATTAAAGCAGAAGAAAGAAAGAAGGAAGCTGAAAAACAAAATAAGAAATATATCTGTTCAGAAGACGATGTATGTGTATTATGTTCATCCTAATTTATTTATAAAAAATTTAATTAATTGTTAATTAATTAAATCATAATGATACCGGATGTGGGGCTCGAACCCACGACCTAGAGATCTCTATTTTTTAAAAGCCTCTCGCTCTACCAACTGAGCTAAACCGGTAATTAATTATATAATTATCTCTTTATATCAAATTTCTTTATATCCTTTCTTAAATTTAAAAATTAACAAGTTTACAAAGAGACAAATTTAGTTATTTTATCAATAATAATATATATTTTAAATTAATCATAGATGGATAAATTACTTTACCATAGAAATATAATAAATAATCGTAATAAAATAGAAGAAATTGATAATAAAATAGATTGTAATTTTAATCAATTAGAAGAAAAATTATTACAAATTATTGATACTTATTCAAATACTCAAAATGAAAATATACATTTATTAATATCTTATTATAATGATAAAAATGAAGATAGACAAAAAGAAATAGATTTTTGTTTAAAATTAAACTGTTTAAATAAATTATTTAATAAAATAATTATTATAAATGAAACCTTAAAAGATATAAATTTTATTGATCGTGCAGACAATAGAATTGTTGTAATTAATTATAATAATAGATTAAAGTTTAATGATTTTTTTATTTATTCAAATCAATATTCTAATCAAGATACAATAAATATTTTAATTAATTCTGATATTATTATTGGAGAAAATTTTAATAAATTAATTGATGATACAATAATTAATATGAATAATAAGGTATTATTTTTATCAAGATATGAAATTGAAAAAAATAATGAATTTAAAATTAATATTGATTGTGGGAGTTTTGATACTTTCATTTGGAAAGGAATAATTAAATATACTGGAATAGGAAATTATTTTATGGGAATAGGTTGTTGTGATGTTAAATTAGCATATGAATTAAATTCTAATAAATATTTATTAAAGAATCCCAGCATTGATTTAAAAACGTATCATATACATTTTTCAAATATTCGTAATTATAATGTATTTTCTAATTTAAAGGGTAAAATGTTAAAAATTAAACATTCGTCATTAGATAATGTCTTTTGTTCTAATGATTATGTTTTCATATAATTGAGGGAGGGGAAGTGGGAATTAATCATTTCTTTCTTGAGGTTCTAAATATTTCATTCCGAGCAAATTAAATATCTCTTCCTCAGATTCAACATATATATTTTTTGTTCCTTTAAATAATCCATATTCATTTAATTTATATCCTAATTTCTTTGCCTTATTTCTCATTGTCAAATTTAAATTTTTTGATCCTGTAAAATACAATATACCAGGATACCATGATAAAAATGGTATAAATCTAATATCTATTCTGCGAATGGGGAACTTCAGATAATTACAAAATCCCATATATTTATTAGTGGCAGAAGGAGTGATGTCATCAATTAAAAAATTAGAAGAATGTAATTTAGCTACAATTGACTGAATTATTTTTTCTTCTTCTTTTAAATCAGGAGTTAATATTAATGGAGTAGTTATTAGTAAATCAATATCATTCGAAGTTAATCTTTGACGACGATAAGATCCACATATTTGAATAATTAAAAAATCATCTATTTGATATATTTGTTTTTGAAGAAAATCTAAGGTCTTTGTTATTTCTTGTCTAGGTATATTAAATTTTAATTTTTTATAATATTTAATTCCTAATTCTACTGTTTTAGATACCTTAAGTTTATTGGTCTTGACTAATTTTATAAAATCTTGAACTGATGCTATTTTTAGGTCTTTTAATAATTTATCAACTAAACTTGATCCTACACCAACAATTGATAATAATTCATCTTTAAGATTTTTCTTGTCTAAATTATCGCAATCTATTGTTGAACATAATTGTTCTAATTCTACAAGTTTTTTTGTTTTTATTATTTCATCTATACGATCTTTAATCCCTTTTCCAATCCCAGGAAGATTTGAAAGTTGTATTGATGAAGTAATGGGTGATGAAAATACTTTTATTGCTTTTAGTCCAGCTTTGAGTGATCTGATACGAAATTCATTTTGTCTAACAAAATTAGAATCATTTGATGTCTTACTTAAATATTCATTTATTTTAATTAATTTTTCAAACGTTTTAATTAATAATTCATTCATATAATATATAAGAAATTAAATATATTATAACTTAAGGATTATAATGAGTTTTTTTCCATCTAATAATGATAAAATATTAATCGACGACGTCGGTAAATATTCAATTAGCTTACCTGATAAATCTAAAGTAATATGTAATTTAATATCCAAACATGTTGGTTCAAATGATATAATAATAACTGATGCGATGGCATGTATTGGCGGTGATACATTATCTTTTTCACAAACATTTAAAAATGTTATAGCGGTTGAGATGGATAAAATACGTTTTGAATATTTAAAACATAATATGGGATTATTTGAATGTAACAATATTGAATTTATTAATAATGATTATGTAAAAATTAAAAATATGTTAAAACAAGATGTAATTTATATAGATCCTCCATGGGGAGGGCCAGATTATAAAACAAAAAAAACAATTAAAATTAAGATAGGAGATGAAACATTAGAAAGCATATGTCATTCTATAATTGATCAAAAAATATGTAAATGGCTTGTATTAAAATTACCATTTAATTATGATTTAACTGAATTAAAATTTTATGATTTTAAAATGTATGTTTTAAACAAAATAATAATTATCTTAATTAATATAATATAAAATATTTAATAATATATGAAAGAATTAAATGAATATATTAAAATATTACATAAAGGTGGAAATAATGAAAAAAAACCATATTTTGTAAATAAATGTAATGTATATTTTCCATCTAATAATGATAAAATATTAATAGATGAAGTTGGAAAATATTCTATTAGCAAACCAGAAAAAGCAAATTTAATTGTTGATATTATATATAAAATAATGGGAACTACTGATATTACTATAACAGACGGGACTGCTTGTATTGGTGGAGATACATTGGCATTTTCAAATAAATTTAAATTAGTTAACTCTATAGAAATGGATAAAACAAGATATGAATATTTAAAACATAATATGGCTATATTTGGAAGAACAAATATTTCATTTTATAATGATAGTTATTTAAATTTATTTAAGACTATAAAACAAGATGTTATTTATTTAGATCCACCATGGGGTGGACCAGATTATAAAACTAAAAAATATGTTAAACTTACATTGGGAGATGTTCCATTAGAAGCAATATGTAAGGAAATAATTGATTATAAATTATCTAAATTAATTGTTTTAAAATTACCATTTAATTATGATTTAAGAGATTTTAAAAACTTACATAGATTTAAAATGTATAATCTTCATAATATGTTAGTTATTACTATAAAATTGAGTTAAAAAAAATTGATTATTATATCCTTTATTATATATAAAAACATATATATAATAACATATATACTATGGCAAGTTTAAATACGTCGTCAATTACAACCATTGTGGATTTGGAGAAAAAAGAAAAAGAAAATGTAGATGAAACAGATATTGAATTACCAGAGAAACCAGAAGATAATAAGTTAGAGAAGGATGAAAAGAAGGACGAAAAAGATGATAAGAAGGAAGAAGATGTTCCAAATAATGGTATTACAGGTTTAAATAATATGGGTAATACATGTTATTTAAATTCTGTTCTTCAAATAGTAAGTCATGTAGATGGATTTCGTAATTTTTTATTTAAAGGAGAATTTACTGAACATCTAAAGGGTGAATTAGAAGATTCTCTTTTTTATCAGACCTATCGTATAATTAAACATTTATGGGACACTTCTGAGAAGCATCTATCTCCAAAAAGTTTTAAAAAGAAGTTTGTTGAAAAACAGACTCAATTTATGGGATTTGAGCAACAAGATAGTCATGAAGCAATGCATTTTTTACTTGATCATTTACACGAAGAAATCGCAAGACCTGTTAATTTGAATATCAATCTTCCTCCTGAATTAAATGAATATTTTGATTTTTGCGATAAATATTATCAAATGTTTGAACTTGATAAGGATGCTAAAATTGATAAAGGAGTTTTAAAGATTCTTGATTCCAAATTAGAGGATACAATTGATTACTTTGGAATGAAATATTATCACAAATTGGCAAAAAAATATTCAGTTATAGCTGATTTATTTCAATCTATTACATCTTCAGTAATTAAGTGTCCGGATTGTTCACATGTAAGTGTAAATTTTGATAACACATATATGATTGAAATAGAGATTCCTGAATTAAAAGATGAAGAAATTATTGATAGTGAGATCTATAAAAAGTTATATGAACAAAAGAAAGAAGAATTAAAAGAAAAGAAGATAGCAGATGATCTTATTTCTAAGTTTTGTTTAAATGAACTAAAGCATAAACAAATATATAAATTAAGTGATCTTTTAATGAATTTCCAAAAACAAGAGATATTAGACAATGATAATCTATGGAATTGTGAAATCTGTGAAAAGAAGGTTAATGGTATTAAACAAACCAAGATCTTTAAAAATCCCGAATATTTAATTATTCATTTTAAAAGATTCAAGCATGTAACTATAAATGAAGAAACACGCATTATTAAAATTAAAAATCTAATTACTTATGAAAAGTTTTTAGAGGTTAAACCATTAATGGTAAAGAATACAAATAGAACAAAATATGAGCTACTTGGAGGAATTAATCATATGGGAGAATATCAATTTGGTCATTTTACCAACTTTGCTAAAAATGGCGATAAATGGTATAACTTTAATGATGATTCTGTGAGTGATATTAATTGCACAGGTATTCCACTAACTCCAAATGCTTACATGTTAGTATATAAACGTTGCGTCTAAGTTCTTTTATATAAAGATTAAAATATAATTTATTTATAAATCATATTTTAATATGAATGATCAAGATATCATAAATTTTGTATCTCCGTATACTTCTGTTAGTCAGGAGCGTATTTTAAATGTTCTTAATTTAATTGATAAAGTTCATAAGAATAATATCCCTGGAGATTTTATTGAAATTGGTGTATGGAAAGGTGGATTAATTATGGCAATGGCTTTAAAATGTATTCAATTAGGTATAGATAGAAAGATTCATGCTTATGATACTTTTGAAGGAATGACTAATCCTACTTATGACGATGTAGATATGAATAATCAACATGCTATTAATATATTTGAAAAAGTAAAATGTGTTTCATTATTAGAAGAAACTAAAGCAAATATAAACAAAGCGAATTATTCTAACATAGAATATCATGTAGGAGATATTTTAAAGACAGATGTGAAGGTTATACCTGGGAAAATAGCATTATTACGTTTAGATACTGATTGGTATGAATCAACTAAATTTGAATTAGAAAACTTTGAGAAAAATGTTGTTAAAGAAGGATTTATTATAATTGATGATTACGGACATTGGAAAGGTTGTCGTAAGGCTGTTGATGAATTTATGTCCGTTGGAGGAGGAAAAGGTAAGGAGATTGAAATAAATAAAATAGATTATACTGGAATCTGGTGGCAAAAAGATTGTATGAATTTTGGAAGAAGTGTATTAGAGGAAGTTCTTCGTAAGCATCCTGATTCTTATCCATCAAGAAAACTTCTTGAAAACTTTCATCATTTTGAGAACATATACAAAATATTAGAAGGAAAATTTGAATATGGTTGGGGTAGTTATTTATTTAATGGAACCAAATATAAATATATGCGTGAATTATTAACTAAACAAGAAGCATTATATCAAGTTGGTGAAAAAAGTCAGAATTGTTTAGAAGTTGGTGTTTATTTAGGTCACTCGTTGCTGATTTTATTGTTATCAAATCCTGACTTAAAAATTACATGTGTTGATAATGATCCAAGATTTTCACCTAAAGTTGTTGAATATTTAAATAAAGAATTTAATAATCGTATTACATTTTATTTAGGTGATGCGGTTGCTGTTGTAGAGGGATTATCTGAAGAAATGAATAAAACATTTGATTTTATTCATATTGATGCTGATCACAATGAACCAGCAGTTAACGCCCAGTTTATGACATCAAAAAGATTAGCTAAAGATGATGCTTTTATTGTATTTGATGATTATGAGGCAGTTAGAAAATTAATTGATGGATGGATTAGTGGAGGTGTTTTAAAACACATTAGAACTCCATGGTGTTTATGGACTAATATAGTTACTAAATTAATTAAATAATTCTGATTGATTAATATTATATTTTTCCAATAAAAATTTTAATGGCATGGATCCATTATGAATTAATTCTTTATATATTTCTAATGCTTTTGGATCCATTAGATTTTTTATTCCTTTATTTTTAATAATTATTTCAAATATATGATTACCTATTTTATATGCGACAGCTTGACCAGGAAGACATACATATCTATAAACTTCAGATTCTATTTCATTATTACTCAATGATAAATATTTTTTCATATATTTTATCATTTCTTTAGGTTTATATCCTCTATAGTGAATACGTATATCAACAATTATACGTAATGTTCTAAATATTTCATATTCTAATTGTCCAATCTTATCCCAAGTTGTTTGATTCATTCCAAGTTTTTCTGAAAATAATCCCCATCCTTCAGAAAATCCATTTACTATACTACCAAAATACGCATATAATAAACTATTTGGTTGATCAACATATTTTACAGGATGAACTTGTAGATGATGACCAGGAGTAGTTTCATGTAAAATTAAACTTTCGCAAGTATATTTATATGTATCCTTCCAATTTGCGGCATTTAAGTAAAATACTTCATCAAAATAATATCCACCTGCTAAGTCTTTATCATCAAATACAATTAAATTAACATTTTTATATTCTTTAAAATTAAGACGATTTAAATAAATATCTTCATATTTTTTTATTAATTCTTTATGATGATTTATAAACTCTTCTTTTGATTTATATTTTTGATCTTTAGCTATTTCTTTAATTATTTCAACATTTGATTTTGTTTTATCAATTGTTGGATCAATAATAAATAATTTATCTTTCATTAAACGATCTAATCTATCTAGTTCTTTTAATGCCCATTTTTCTATCTTTGGAATATCAACTTTTAATCCTAAATGTGATTCTAAATAAAAATTATATAAATTATATAAATTTTTTCCCAAGCTATAACATCCAACTATTTTTATTTTTTTATCTTTATAAAAATCTCTAATTAAGTATAAATAATCTCTTAATTCTAAACATGTATCATTATATTTTTTCCAAATATATTTATATTTTTTCCATCTAATATCTTGATCTGATTTACATAACTTTGATATTTTATAATAATCTTCCTTTTTTATTGGTTTTTTAATAATTGTTTTTATCCAACTATCAATTAAAAAATAGTTATAAAATTTATATAATTCAGAATGATTAATTAATATACTTAAATTATTTATAATACAATCATTTATTAATTTAAATATCTGTTGTTCACTAACTATAGCATCAAAATGGGTTGAATCTATAAAGATAGCATTTCCTAATATAAAATATAAACTGATTAATAAATTATCTTTATAATTATTCTCTAATATATAATCTATTAATGTATATTTACTTAATTCTAAATTTGCTATATATTTTTCTTCTTTTGTTAAATTTTCTTTATTTGTTTCTTTTATAATTTTTATTACTTTGTTTTTGTTCAAATAAAATTTAATATTATCAACAATAGTAATATCTTTGATATCCTTTTTTAAATTTAATTCATTGGTTATCTTTTCTATTAATGAAAATATATACATTGTTATATTATTTTAGATAAAATTGAATATAATATTATTTAAACTGGAATTAATTAAATATTAAGATAATTAGTAAAAGACAAGATGAAGATAACCACTCCATTTATAAAAATTTGGAATCCAATTTGTAATAGATATCAATGGGTTCGTATTGTAAGATCATTTGGCGGATTTGTAAAAAATGATACTCAAATACATTTAGTATGTATGACCGAAAATAATCAATGTCAGTGTATGAGCAACAAATATCTACTTATTTCTCAGGAACAAGTTTTTAGATACACTCCTGCTCATTTTCCAAATAATTGGATTAATAAACCGATTGTTTTTCCTCAACCTGATTTAGGCACAAAAAATTTATATACAAATAAATATTCAGGCATTAATATGACTGAATTGTATGAAAAGATTAAAAAAGATTATCCAAGAACTGTTTCATTTCCTCCTCCTAATGAATGTGTAAGGGAATTAAAATAAGCTAATCTAAAAATTGAGCTTTCGCTTTGCTCACACCAATTTTTTATTTTAAAATCAAACATTTAAAAAATAAAAAATTGAGCTTTCGCTTTGCTTACGCTTTGCTCACACCAATTTTTTATTTTAAAATCAAAC